TTAAGGAGTTGGAATTGGCTCATCAGACGATTTGCTAACGGATTTGCTAACGCCAGCATTTTCGGAAGCTTCAGGCTGCCTTTGAGCGGCCTTTTCGATTTCGGCTTCGATGCGATCAACCGCCTCTTCCTGCATCGTCGGTAGCAGATGTGAATAGCGTTCGTTGAACATGGCGGGTGTCATGCCGAGACGTTCGGCGGCGACTTTCGGGTTAATGTTGATTCGGAGCAAGAAGGAGGCGTGCGTGTGGCGAAGGTCGTGGAAACGAATCTTCTTGATTCCCGCTTTCCGGACAAGTATGCCCATAGCCTTCGTAATGCCGCGTGGATTGATATATCCGCCGTGGGCATAGCAGCAGACGAGATCATTATCTTCATAAGCGTCACCGTAAAGGGCTTTATTCGCTTGAACTTGATCGTATCGGATTTTAAGATCGTCGATGATCCGATCGAACAGCTTTACACGTCGGATTGAGTCATTCGTTTTTGGCCGCTGAACGACAATGCCGTTTCTTGTATGATTGACCGTTTGGATGACCCGCAGTTCCTTCCGCTCGAAGTCGATGTCCTGCCATCGCAGCCCGAGCACTTCGCCGCGGCGCATGCCCGTGTAGATGGCGAGTGAAAACACGATATAATGCACATGGTCAGTTGCTACTTGAAGAAAGTGCATAAATTCCTCGACCGTCCAGAATAGCATCTCCTTCTTCTGATTGGCATCAATCTTACTTCGCATCGAGATCTTGCTCATAATATCCTCTTTCAAAATACCGGCTTCCATATATGCGAGCCGCAAAGCCCTCTTCAGCACGCCATGAATACTCTTTACGTATTCCTTTGAATACTTCAGCCGAAGATCAGCATAAAAGGCTTTGATCTGCCGCGGCGTCAATTCCTCTATATGATATTCACCGAGCACCGGAATGATCCTTGCATCAATGATTGTCTTCTCCGTATCGTATGACGTTGGCTTGAAATTCGGCTTGGCATGTGTCTCCAGGTACTCATACAAATAATCCTTCAGCTTCGTTTTTGTTGGCTTTTCCTCAACTACACCACTCTCCATGTTTCGGATAGCTTCACGGCAAGCGCTCCAGGCTTCTTTCTCCGTTCGGAATCCGCCTTTTGTTTTCTGTCGTCGTTTGCCCGTCAGCGGATCGTTTGGTAATCCAATGATATAAGAATATGTTTTTCCTCGTTTATGAACATGACCTTTCATTGAATGATTCTCCTCTCAAAAATGATATGGATCAATGCGAGCCTGAATACTGTGGACACGGCGTTGTGCAACGGTATAAGGCACACGGAATGTCTCGGCCAGTACGGCGACATATTGTTCCCAGGTGCGTACCGGATCCGGCAGCAAATAATAGGGCATGGCTGCGACGAGCTGGAAACGATCAGCCTGCCACTCCTGCAGCTCAATAAAGAGCTGATGCAGTCCTGCCTGGCTGCCGACGTGCCTGGCGATGTGGCCGAGTTCGTGAAAGAATTCGGCGCGTCGTTGTCGCGGGTCGGAGAGAGTGTTCAGGCAGATGATGTTTTCCCCGCTCTCCCAGATGGACTGCGAGGGGAACGGATACTGCCAAATCTCGGCGTCCCAGATCGAAGCGATCAGGTCGAGGTCGAGTTGAGCGGCATGCTTGATGCCATGTAATTGATATAGATCGCAGACGAGTTCTTCAGTCTCTGAGGGCGAGTAGGACAAGAGCATGACAGCCACTCCTCAAAAATAGGAATATATGTTCGTATCATAGCACAAAAGTAACGGCCCCGGCAGTCCAGGACCGTCGTGCTTACGTATGATCGCGCTCTTGTCGCTCTTTTTTCTTTTGCCTGAGCATCTCGATGTAGGCATCGGCAGCTTCTAACTCTTCTGGAGTCCAGTCTTTGCCACCACCATAAAATGCGCGGCCTGCATCAGGGGCTCGGGAGACGGATCGACCCATAAGGTAGTCAGTAGAAACCTCGAAATAATCAGCAATTTTAACCAACGTTTCGTGATCTGGCTCAGTCTTTCCGGTTTCATAACTTCCGTATCCTTGACGAGTGATTCCCAAAAAGTCGGCCACATCTTGTTGTGATCGTTTGTATTCAGTTCGTAGCTTACGAAGGCGAATGATATCCATAGCTTCCTCCACAATCTTAGATACCATCATTATACGTAACAAAATGTTGCGTGCGAATTAACGCAACAAAATTTTGCATGTAAGCATTGACAGCAACGTTTTGTTGCATTAATATAAAAACAACAGCAATGAAATGTTGCATGGAGGTGAAATGCGTGAAACGAGTATGGCTTTTAAATATTCGCAGTGAAAAAGAAATGACTCATGAGCAGGTTGCAGAATTAGCAGGGATCAAGCGTCAGTACTACGGGATGATCGAAAATGGAGTGAGCAATCCCAGTGTCGAGGTTGCAAAGTCTATCGCAACAGCTTTAGATTTTGACTGGCCAATTTTTTTTGAAGATAAAAGCAATAAAACGTTGCATAAGGCTTCTTCAAAGGAGGTCGGTTAAATGGCAATAGCAATCAAAACGCCAGCGACGTTGGCAGAAGCCTTACGCCTTGCTGCTGATCTGGCAGCGAGAAACGAGGAGCTGGAGCGCCAGCTTACCGAGCTTCGGTTGAACGGAGAATATCCGGAGGTCTTACGACCGGCCGACATGACGCGGTTGCTGCGGATCGGGAAGTCATCTGTAAACGAAATGACGAACGATCCGAATTTTCCGGTACTGAATCAGAATCGGAAGAAAGGCGAGGCAGTCATGGTACTCAAGTCGGATCTGTACGCCTGGCTGAAAAACGGCCGGAGAGCAATACGATGAAACGATTCCGCTGGCTCAGATGGGATTCGCGGTCGGCGTTCGTTTCGTCTGTGGCGACAAAGATGTTGATTCAGGAAATGACACTAGAGGGAGCGGTCGCCCGGACTTTAGAGCAGGGGCGACACGCGATAAACGGGGAAGCGATGCCGCGGCGAGAGCTGCGGGCGATCAAGCGTGAAGCTGAAGGGTTGTACCAGCGAGCGCGGGATAAAGCGAAGGCGGAGACGACGAGGAGAACTTCTAACAGAATCGTACACCATGCTCATGTCCAGCCGCATCGCACTAAATGGACAAAGGAGACGAAGTGAGCATGGCAATTGGACAAAGACAGTTTGGAAAAGCGCTCGAAGAAACTTTGAAGCGCAGCGGGGATACTCGTGGAATGGTGGGGCGGATCATCCATGTGGATCCGTCTCTGGTGGGCAAGATTATCAAGGGTAGTCGGAAGCCGTCGCATGAAGTCATGAGGGAAACTGCTCGGCATTACGACGATGGCCAACTCTATATAGCGGCTGCCGGCGAAGTCACTGACGGGGCATTTGCTCCTTGGCTGGATAACGTCGATCTGCACCGGGCGAGCGTGCTTTTCAAAACCGTCGAGGAGATGCGCGAGGTTCTGGCTGCATCTGGAGAGGCGCCGATCAGCAAGACAAACGATCAGATCAGCGAGGAAGAGCGCCAGCAGATTAAGCGGCTGCTTATGGAGACAGTTGAAGCCATCACTGCACTGACTCATCTGGCCGCAGTGTTGTGTAAGGAATACAGTTTCTCATGGCTAGGCACTTGGAAAGAGCATCGAGCTGAGCTGAAGGCTAAAAAATACATTCGCTAAGGAGCTGAAGAAGATGGAAATGACCGAACTGGAACTGAAGCTTTTCCGATACGAGGCTGCTGACCACTTGATGAAACTGAACAGCATACGAAATGCGATCGTGTTGAGCGAAGCGGGCAAAGCTTTCATCGACGCTGAGATCGCTGAACTGTCCGAACAGATCGCCACGATGGACCAAGACTTACACGCAAAAAAAGCCCAGCGGCTAGGCTGGACTCGTTTGAGAAATCTGCTGAGAAATCTCGTGTTGTCTATTGTACCCGGCCGCCGTTCAGAACGCAAGGAGGCGACTCGCTGATGTGTGAACGATGCAGACAGATCCAAGCGGAATTCTCTCCGGAAGAAATCGCAGCGAAAGCGAAGATGGCTATCTACATGGCGGAGCTGAGCATGCAGCAGGTCGTGAGCCACCTGACAGAGTTTATCGAATACGGCAAGGTCGCAGGTAACGTCGAGATGCCAGACCTTTTATCGGCCTTGCTGCTTGAGGATGGAGCTAAAAAACGACTCAGATTGACCGCCGATTTCCATAGGAAGATCGAACATCAAACGAATAATCCCGCCTGACGATGATCCGCTGGTTCCGGATCGAAACGCCGTGAGGCGTCGCGGGAAACCGCAGCAACAGTGTACTGGTCCGAGTTTCAAAATTTCAAACGAAAGAGGTGTAGTCTGTGGAGATCATCAAACGCCTGACAGTCGTCTCTAATCCGACCCGGATCTTTGAAGTCGGTACTGAGATTGACGGCCGAGAAGTCATTGAAATTCGTTGGGTTGGATCAGAGTATGAAGACCACGTTCATTCGGAGTTTCAAGTGCTTGACGAGGATGGCTGCAAGATCGCTACTATCGAGAACGCGCCAGTCATCCTGGATTACCAACGTATCGTCGTAGACGACGAAAAAGACGACCCGCGCTACCGGATCGCCTGAACACAAACAAATATCTAATTGCGGTCATCTTAACACGGATGGCCGCCTTAACACAAGGAGGAGCCTATGAAAACAGCTTTTTCGGCTGAAGCAGCCGGAGCAAATCTGGAAGCAGACGTACGACCGGCATTGACCTACACACCGGCAACTTTATCCATTCGCGGTCAGTTCGGCAGCATCGAGCTGTACGCGGACGACGAGCAGTTGCAGGCGATCGAGGACGCGTTACGCATGCACCGCGAAGCGAAGCAAATGGAGGGAGGCGCTGCATGACAAAGATCGTTTTGGAAAGCCTGAGACTCACCAACTTCAAAGGATTTGAACAATTCTTGTTTGAGACCGGCGGCGGCAACGTCTCTGGATTCGGCACCAACGCGACCGGCAAGACGACGATCGTTGATGCGTTCACTTGGTTGCTGTTCGGCAAGGACTCTGCAGGCCGGAGTGACTTCGAGATTAAGCCGCTCAACAGCCGCGGTCAAGTGGCACAGCACGGATTGGATCACGAGGTTGAGGGTGTGCTCCTGGTCGATGGCCAGCGTCGCACCTTCCGGAAAGTTTTTGCCGAGAAGTGGACGAAGCAGCGCGGCTCCGCGACGGCCGAGTTCACCGGGCATAAGACAGATCACTTCCTGGACGGTGTGCCGGTGACTGCTGGCGAATATAAAGCGTCGGTCGCCGCACTGATTCCGGAAGAGTTATTCCGGCTGCTGACCTTGCCCGACTATTTTAACGGCCTGAAGATGGAAGCACGCCGGAAGATCCTCCTGGATGTCTGTGGTGATATGGCCGATGAGGATGTCGTGAGCAGCAACGAGGAGATTGCCAAGCTGATTATAGGCTTGAACGGTCGCTCTATCGACGATCAGAAGAAGGTCATCGCTTCCGAACGCCAGCGTGTGAACAAGGAGCTGGAGAAGATTCCGATCCGCATCGATGAAGCACGCCGTTCTATTCCGGATGTCTCTGAGTTGGATGAGACGCTTCTGGATGACGATCTGTACACATTACGCGGTCGCATCGAAGCGCGGGAAGCGGAAGCATCCCGTATCCGTGGTGGTGGCGAAGTTGCGACCAAGCGCAAACAGATTGCAGAGCTGGAAGCTGGCATGTTGGACATCAAGAGTCGCCTGCAATCGGTGGGTATGGATGCTGCAGCAAAGCAGAGGGAAGTCGTTAACCGGCTGCACGCCGAGTGTGACCAGATCCGTCGAACGATCGATGACAAGCAGCAGCGGCGTCGTAATAACGAACGGACAATCGATGCACGTCGTCAAGAAGCGAATCGCCTGCGTGCCGAGTGGACGCAGGTTGATGCGGAGCAAATGGTCGAGCATCACGCCGACAACTGCCCAACTTGTGGACAGATGCTTCCGGAAGAACAGATCCAGGCAGCTCATGAAAAGGCCGAGGCGGAATATCGTCGTCAAAAATCGGAACGGCTACAGCGAATCAATGATGCGGGACGTGCTGCGGTAGCAGAGATTCAACAGCTCGCTTCTGACAATGCCAAACTGACCACAGAGATCGAGTCTGCTGGCGAACAGTTGGCCAACTTGCAGGTGCAGGTCTCTGACGCTGAAACAACGCTCAACGAACTGCGTGCCGGGATCACTGATCCGCTTGGGAATCCGGAGTACGTGGAGAAGTCGTCTGAGGTTGATATGCTCCGGACTGAGATCTACCAGCTTGAGCAGTCCACCGACACTGCGCTGGCCAAAATCCGCGAAGACGTTTGTAAGTTGCGTGAAGAGATTGCAACGATTGAGCAGGACAAAGCGCGTATCGCTCAGGCTCGCACGGTTCAGCAGCGTATCATCGAGCTGGAGGCGCAAGAGCGGCACCTGGCCGACGAGTATGAACGTCTTGAGGAGCAGCTGTTCCTCATCGAAGAGTTTATCCGGACGAAGGTGGCCATGCTTGAGCAGCGAATCAACGGCAAATTCCAGCTCGCCCGTTTCCGGCTTTTTGAGACTCAGATCAATGGCGGCCTGAAGGAAGTGTGCGACACGATGTACGGCGGTGTGCCTTACGATGGCGGACTGAACAACGCTGCTCGGATCAATGTTGGCCTGGACATCATCAACACGCTGAGCGCACATTACGGCGTTGAAGCACCGATCTGGATCGATAACGCGGAGTCTGTTGTGCAACTGGTTGATACACGTGCCCAGGTGATCCGTCTGGTTGTAAGTGAGGCAGACCGCAAGCTCCGGATTGAGACAACTATGCAGGAGGCGATTTGAACATGAGTGATTTTTCGACAGTTCTGACGAAGGTAAATGACAACTATTTCCCGATGATCGAGCGACAGCTTACAGGTAACGGCATCGAGATGGATCAATATGCGAAGTCCTGCGTCCTTAACGCGATCTCAGCAATCAACACCGCGCTGGACGCGAAAGGCATCAGTTGGAACGATAACCAGCTTGATCGCAGTAACATCACGCAGACGCTTATCCAAGTGGCTTCACTTCGGCTTAATGCCGCGGCGAGTCCGCGTGAAGTCTATTTCCAAGTTCGCAACATCAAGGTCAAGGTGGACGGAAAGGACGAATGGAAGAAGCAGATCGAGATGGGGATTGAGGGGGATGGCAACGACGCCATCCTCGCCCGCTTCGGCCGTGATGTGAAAAAGGTCGGCCAGTTCTGGCTGGTACGGGAGGGCGACGACTTCACCTATCCGAAATATACCGGCTTTGATGTTGTACCGCCGACCTGGACGCCGAAAGGTAAGGGTGATGTCGTCCGGATCGTGTATCCGATCATGAAGACGGATGGCACTGTCGAATTCCACATCGCGGAACGTGACGACGTGACTCGGAACATGATTGCGCATATGAATAACAACATGATGAACGAGACGTTTGGAATCTGCACAGATCGCTTCAAAGCGACGCCGGATCAGCGCAAGCAGATCGCAGCTAAGAAGGCAGAAATTTTGAATCGAGCCAATCAGCTTGGCCTCGCTGCACTCAGCGATCCAGATCTTCAGCCCTATATTAGTCCCGCCTGGACAGAGCCGCAGAGTCGGGAATCGATGCTTATCCGGAAGATGCGGAATAACGTAGTCAAGAAGATTCCGAAAGACTTCGGAAATGCCTTCGTTGAACTGACCTACCAGGAAGCTGCAGACGAAACCTACAGCGAAGTTAAACGGGAAATCGAGCAGCATGCGAATGGTGAGATCATCGATATTGATCCGCCAGCGGGTGCGCCGGAACAACCAGAGCCTGAGAAGCCTCAGCAGCAATCTGAACCGCAGTCTGAAGGCGACGTGCGAAATGTAGAAATGGATTTCTCTGGAGACGTTCCGCCGATCGACGGCAAACCGGGCTTCTGATGATTGAGATCCGATCGCTCGGATCGAGCAGCGCCGGAAACGCCTACCGAATTACGGATGGCCATACGACGCTGCTCATCGAAGCCGGGCTCAAATACAAAGACATTCAGCGTGCGCTGGCCTTCCGGGTTTCCGGACTGGCCGCGTGCCTTATCACTCATGAGCATGGCGATCACAGCGCCGCCGTAAAGGATCTGCTTCGTGCTGGAGTGACGATTTACACCAGCCAAGGTACTGCGGACACCCTGCGTATAACCGGGCATCGTGTACAGCACATTATGGCCAAACAGCCGTTCACGATCGGCAGCTGGACGATTATGCCCTTCGAGACTGAACATGACGCAGCAGAGCCTCTGGGCTTCCTGCTCGCGTCTTCGGCAGGTGGAAAGCTACTGTTCGCCACCGACACGTATTTCGTTCGGTACCGGTTTAAGGGGCTGACTCACATTATGGTCGAGTGCAATTATTCACTGGAGATCCTGCGCCGCAACGTCGTCGAAGGTCGCGTGCCGGCACCGCTGAAGAACCGTGTGATGAAGTCGCACTTTAGCCTGGAGAATGTGAAAGACTTTCTCCGGGCAAACGACCTGAGCCAGGTACGTGAGATCCACTTACTTCACCTGAGCGATAGCAACAGCGACGAGGCGGCCTTTAAGCAGGAGATCATGGCGCTGACCGGAAAACCGGTCTACGTCGCCGGGAGGTAACCATGATGATCGGAGAGACGCCGCTTACGCGCAGCATGATGAGTGAGGAAATATGGACGCTGCTGGACACTGATCCGGAAGCGTTCAAAATCGCCGCAAAGGAATACTTTAGCCGAAGTTACCTGGGCTGGACGATCGTTCGGGTTAAGTACCCGATCGTATTCAGCCGAGATGATCGAAATAAGCAAGTGTAGGGGATGATGCAGGATGCCAGACAGTTTTCCTTTCCCGATGTTCTCGGGGATTCTGGAGCCGGGACACTACAAGAAGATAGGAAACGCCCTGTGGCTATTCGCCTGGTGTATCAACTCCACGACATCCGAGCAAGAGAAGGAAGGGACTGTCTGGGGCCTCGTATTTGACGGGAAGCCAGTCAAGGCAAGTGAGCTGCAGGAGTGTTTCGACGTAACAGACCGCACCGTTCGGACTTGGATTAAGACGCTTGAACAACACGATTACATCCGGGTTACCAGGGCGCCTTACGGAATGATTATCTTGGTTCGCAACTCTAAACGGGGCTTGAAGAGATCGGAAAGAAACTTCCGATCTCTCGATGACAGACCGGAAGAAAACTTCCGATCTCTACCGCCAGACCGGAAAGAAACTTCCGATCTCTTACCCGAGAGACCGGAAGAAAACTTCCGATCTAATAAAGATTTAGATCTTAAAGATACTATTACTACTACTACGGATGAGAAAGCTGATTCGGAAAACGAAGACGCTGCTCACACGGAAGACGATGATCCGTTTATCACGCTTTTGAATGCTTACTGCACGCTGCATGGGAAATTCGATATTCACGTCAATCCGCGAGAACGCGAAGCCATGGGTAAGATGGTCGCCGGGGGGATGCCGGTACCCTTTACCATCCGAACTATGGAGATCCTTTACGAGGAAAAGCGGCAGCGGGAAGGCGGGCGTTTCCAGAAGCCCAGCACCTTTTTGTATTATGTGCCCGGGATCGAAGAGGCGTGGAGGAACCAATTGCTGGTTGATCCGGTTGCTCCGCCGAAAGACGCAGGGCAGCCGCGGCAACCGCAGCGTAAAATTAGCCGCCAGCAGGACAAGCTGGACGACCTACAACGCAGACGAGAGGAGGCGCGCAAGCGTGGAGCGAGATGAGATATACGAGTTGCTTGGCGAAGTTTTTCGGCATTATCCGAACTTTGACATCAGCGAAAAAGCCGTCGATCGGCACTTGGAATTTCTGTCCGATATGCCGTTGGAAGTCGCTCTGCGCAACGTTCGTATGCATGTGAAGGACAGCGTGTACCCGCCGAAGATCGCAGAGATCCGCGCCGGTTGGAATAATTACGCCGAACGAATGGCAAAAGCCGCCCAGCAGCATATCGCTGAGCAGGAGGAGCGCCGCAAGCACGTCGTGCCGCCGTCGCAGGAAGTGAGGGGACAGATTGCAGCACTCAAACAACGAATGGCTGCCAAACAATCCGGAAGCTGAAGCTGCCGTTCTGGGCGCGATCCTGATCGACAAAACGGGCGACGCACTCGCGGCAGCGATTGAGACGGATCCAGACGCGTTCTACGATACCGGGAACCGGAAAATCTTTGAGGCGATCTGGGATCTGTATGACGCGGACAAACCAATCGACATCGTGACTCTCGCGCAACAACTCGACACCAACCATGCGCTTGCGATCGCTGGGGGCGTCACGTACCTGTCGAAGATCGCTCAATCGGTACCGACCGCGGCGAACATCGGCGAATACGTCAAGATCGTTCAAGACCAGTATTTACGGCGTCAGATCGCCGAGGCGGCAGATGAACAGCGCCGGGCGGCTCTACAGGGAGAAGATGCAACGGAAGCACTGGCCACGATGGCCAGACTTAACGCCCAGCTTTCTGACCAGGCTGCACCGGCACAGGAATTCAAGCCGATCGGCGTGGTAATGATGGACGCGTTTGAGCAAGCTGAGCGTCGGGCTGAGCAAATGATGAAAAATCCGAATCGGGGGAGCATGACCGGTATTCCTTCAGGTTTCGTCGATTTGGATCGGATGACTGCCGGCTGGCAGAACAACGACCTGATTATCGTCGCGGCTCGACCATCCGTCGGCAAGACGGCGCTAGCCCTTAATCTCGCGCAGAATGCTGCACTTGATTACGGAAAATCGGTTGCCATCTTCAGTCTCGAAATGTCAGCCGCGCAGTTGGCCAACCGCTTCATCAGCGCCGACCAGAATCTGGCCGCTGAAGCATTGAAGGTCGGCGACCTCCAGGACGAAGATTGGCAGAAGATGGCCCAAGCGGTAACCCGTTTTTCCGAAGCGAAGATTTTTATCGATGATCCTTCAGTGATTACGGTCCACGAGATCCGATCAAAATGTCGGCGCCTGAAGGAGAAGCAGGGGCTGGACATGATTATCATTGACTACCTTCAACTCATCACAGGCGGAGGACGCGGGCGCCGACAGGAGAATCGCCAGCAAGAGGTAGCCGAGATCTCGCGCACGCTGAAGCAAATCGCGCGGGAACTGGAAGTTCCCGTCATCGCATTGTCCCAGCTCAGCCGGGGCGTCGAGCAGCGTCAGGACAAACGCCCGATGATGTCCGACCTTCGGGAATCCGGCTCCATCGAGCAGGATGCCGATATTGTAGCGTTCCTCTACCGGGATGACTACTACAATGCGGACACCGAGAAGAAGAATATCATCGAGATCATCATCGCCAAGCAGCGGAACGGTCCGGTCGGGAAAATCGAGCTGGTATTCCTAAAGCAGTTTAACAAGTTTGTAAATTATGATCGTACTCACGTTGGCTACGATGCCGGTATGGAGAAAAGATATGGTTGATTCAATACTTGAAAAATTCATACAAAGGAGCGAATAAAACCATGAAAAACGACCGCAAGCCAACAAAAAAGCAGAAGATGGCCATTTCAGCTGCCAAGCTTGACGCCAAGAATTGGCTCGTAAGGAGCGATGCCGCTGGGCAGCTCATCATCGTCAGCAAGGCAGCCGGTCAGGTGCGGCGGATTCCATGCTGAAGCAGCCGGAGCGGATTGATCCGCTCTACCAAGACGTGCCCTGGGACATCATCGTCAGCGACGACGGCCGGGTGATCGGCGAGGTGTACATGCTGCTTGGAGCGGCACGCAGGGAAGGAGAAGTCAGACATGAAGATCATGGGGATCGACCACGGCACCAATTACGCAGGATGGGCCACGATGTCAAACGGAAAGGTGCAGGAGTTTGGCCTCCGGGATTTCAGCGCTATTAAAATGCCGAACGTGCTGGATGCAATCTATCAGGATACGGTTGCTATGATTCAGCAACAGAAGCCAAGGATCATCGTGCTGGAGCGTCCCGTGCACTTTCGGAATGCCAGCTCCGTCATGGCTTTGGTTGGTGCCTATTCGATGGTTACGTTGGCCGCGCTGCATATCGGTATTCCGATCGCAGAGATCCGGCCATCTGAACTCAAGCTCAGCGCAGCCAAGGGTGGAGCGGACAAGGAGACGGTGGCCATCGAGATGCAGATGCTGTTCGATCTGGACTATGACGAACTGGCCGTACCAGTCTTGTACAAGAAGGATGACCCGAAAGGCAAGTACAAAACGGGCGATGTCAAAGAGCGCTTGTTCGATCCTTCGGATGCTGTGGCACTTTGCTGGGCTTATCACCAAAAACAAAAATTGAAGGGAATGTGAAGAATATGTTCATGAAAGACTACGCAAAATTCTCGGCGAAGATCGCCAAAGGCATGAAGGTTGGAGAAGACAATGTCGAAATCAAGCTGCTGATCCCGCTGAAGGTGATGCAGGAGAATTTCCTTTTCCTCAGCAGCAAGCAGGAGCAAAAGGTGAACGTATTCTTCGGGGATCCTCAGGCAACGTTCGACTTTGACGACGAAGATGAGGATAGCGACGTTTTCCGAGCTGTAACTGGCCGGCGCTTCACGGCCGACGCTTCAGGTGTTGTGTCGAACGTTGAGCAGCCCGAAGAAGATCCGAACCAAGCAGAGCTGTTCAAACAAACTGACGAAGGTGAAGTCGGAATGGGCGATCGTGCGGAAGAGGACGGTCAGGACAAGGCAGGGGCACCAGACGCCAGCAAAGGCCCAGACAGTGAACCGAGAGAGTCTGCCCCGGAAAAGAGCAGTGAGGAACCATCAGCATCGCCTCAGCACTCGATCAGCGAAGACGACGATGCTGCGCTGCTCGAAGAAATGGAAGGCCGAAGCAGCGAACGCCGACTCATCGATCAAGATACGCCGGGCTGGATGCAGGAAGGCGAGCAGAGCGGTGTTGACTCCGCAGCAGAGGGAGACAAGGGCGGCTCCCCGAACGGTACGGGCACAGGCGGCCCTGGTTCGGAGACGACAGCGCCGATCGTCGATAAAGAAGCATTGGACACCTTTATTCTGACAGAGCGTCCCATCTTCCCAGAAATCGAATTTGGCGGTCAACCGGTACCGTTTCCGGATCTGCTTGAGAAGCGTCTGAATGGCAATAAGACTTGGCGAGATGTCGCAGGTGAAGCGGGCATGACGAGTGGCCAACTGACCAGCCGCTGGTCGGAATACAAAAAACTCGTGACCAAGAAAATGCAGGGTGGTGGAGGAGCGGCGTAAGCCGCTTCTTCTCCACATGAGGGAGGTCGGTCATGGCGAATACGCCGATTCCACGAATAGCCACTGAAATGGCGGTGCGACCTTGCAGTGACATGGAAGAGTACACGTTATCACCAGCGGAGCTTGAGGAGATCCGCCGGCGGTACCCGGCTCCGGAGCAGAAACGGCGACCGAAGCCGCCGATCGAAATCAAGACGGGGGGAAACCAGATGGCGAAGGAAGGGCCGGATAGCGGCGTGACGAAGCGGATATTACTCGAGGGATTAGCCGCCGGCAAAACGGTGCGGGATCTCGAAACGGAGTACGGAATGAAGCAGAACACCTTATCTTATTGGGTGAAGAAATGGGGCGTGGAAGGGATCAGCAGGGATCAGGCGAAGGTGTTGCTCGGACCAAATATGGAAGGAACGGTACCGCCGACAGCGCCCGCGAAGAGCGCAGAAACGGAAGCGCAGAAGCCGGAGCAGCGCATCCAGGAGCTGACCAGTGACCGCGACCGGCTTGCTGCAGAGAACCGGTCACTGCACGCAAGATTGATCGATGCGAATGATCGTGCAGATGAGGCCGAAAGACGAGAGCGTGCAGCGCATATTAAGACAGGCGAGCATATCCAAGCGATTCGTGAACTGGAAGAACGCATCCGAGACCTGGAATCTTCAGCAGCAGAAGACGTTATGCTTGTTCCGAAAGAGCGTACTGAGCTGCAGCGCATTGACTCGATCATCGAAGATCTGAGCCGAGCGCGTTGGATCCTCGAACGGGTGGCCACTTGAGAGCGCGACCGGCGGTGGCCCTCATAGCGGCGATCGGCCTGATCGTCTATATAGAAGCTACCGCCGCATTGGCGGGGCTTCTGGTGATCGGGGCATGGGCGGTGTGGGGCTGGATGAATTGAAGATTCCCTCGCTATTTGAATGACGGACAAATTCAATCTTCGGCAATTTTTATGTCGATTAGCTGACGACAATTAGGACACTTGCAAGTGACAGTATAGGTCTTCTTTTTGTTAACATCTAGCAAAGATATAATTTGAATTGCAATACCTGGCAAACCCATTCCGGCTATGAGGAGTGCAATAGCATTTACATTAGATGAGTCAATTAATTTTTGATTATCGGTTATAGTTGAAAAAATTTGAGTGGCCATAAATATAACGAAGCCAAGGACGAGACAAGTAAAAGAAAGATTTGAAATGATTTTAAGCCACTTACCAATTTTTTCTGAATTCATAATCTCTCACCTCATTAAGCAATACGGCAATAAAAAGCGTAGGTTTCAACGAGATGTAAACAGCCCCGCGAGCTTGGCGGCCAGGCGGGGCTGAAGAGGCGTGAACCTCATCCAAAATTATACCACGGGTGAGGAGACAGAACGATGGGAAAAAGACGGAAAAACAGCGCACAATTGGCGTTCAACATCTTACCGATCGACACCAAGGCGACTCGCCTGGCGGTTGAGGATTATTTGGAAGAGGTTCGCGTGTACCGACAGATCGGATTCGTCCGGCGTGAAGCGGCCATGACGCCCAGCTATGAACCGCGGCTGCACGGCAACACGAATGCAATCAGCAAGCCGACAGAGCAGATTGCGACTTGGAACGTCTCGAAAGAACAGGAGCTGAAGCGGAAGTCGGAGCTGCTGGAGATGGCTATGAGCCGTTTGAAGTGTGTACAGCGCGAGATTATCCAGCGCAGCTACCTTGATGCCGAAGGAGCGTTCGATTATATCAGCTGCGGCGAAATGGGGCTAAGCGATAGCACATATCGGCGGGAGAAGAACGAGGCGATCGGCTGGCTGGCCGCTGCTTTGAGAATAGAAAGATTTGAGGACGAGGTCGGCTAGATGCCGGCCTATTTTTTTATTTACTGTTTTGGTAACATTGAAAGTAAAAAGGAGGAAGTACAGGTGCTGCTTGCAGTTCAAAACGAAGTGAATAATCTTGTATATTGGAAAGATATTATCAATATAATATTTTGGATAGTAAATATTTTATTTTTGATTATCACAGCAGTTGTAGGGGTTCAAACTTATCGAAACGCGAGAAGGACTTTGTTTCAACCTATTAGGACAGAAATATTTAAAGAACAACTGAAAGAATTTTCGGAAATTTTAAAGGTATTTAATGAAAGAAGCTTTATGGAGTTTCGTGAAGCATTTGCTTTCTTGCAATTTGAAGTTTTGAATAGAAGGCTTTTGTTGCAAGAATATTATACAGTAGTATTGGAATTAGAAGATCCAGAATTTTATACTAGAGAATCGCATGAAAAGTTCTTTAGCGTAGAAGACTCTCTAGAAAATTTAGAGATAGATTTAGATCATTATTTGAACTCAAACAAGGATTCTGAGGAGTATGAAAATTCTTCTTTAGGAGCATTGGATTGGAATAAGAGAAAAGTAAGGGCTCTCGCTTTATCTGATGAATTATATGAGAAGAGAAAAGCACTTCTTAATTTGAATACTTCTCCTTTGTTGACAGAAAAATGTAGAGATCTAATAGGAGCATTTGGAGAACAACTTGATGGATATTTCACACTTTATGCTAAGATTCAAAGGGGAAATATAAAAAAATTATTAGAAGAACCTTCTATTCTGAACGATATACAAAGTTTATTCACAGCGGAACAAGCCTATGAGCTCAATTCAAAAGTAGAGGATCTTCATGAAGAAGCTCTTAAAATTATGAGGTACGTGAGCGAGTATTTTGGAACAAATGATATAGTTCCAAAGACAAAAACAAAATGACTGATTTTTGACCGCTTATTGGCCGTTCATTCGACTATCAGGGTGTTATATTTGTATTGTGGAAATCAGGCGAGAATGAAACGCACAGCTGCATCGGTGGCACGTTACTGGGGCGTCCCTCTTCTCGCCTTTTCATTTACGAAACCATTTTGAAAAGCGTAGTTAGTAAGACAAAAACCACAGCAGTAGCGTAAATGCTGGCAGGAAGATTTTTAATATCTCTCATTCAGTTCTCTCCTTTCAGTTGTTCTGATTCCAGAATAATCGCTCAGCTGTCAAAAGTCGAATTAGCGAGGAAACAGGAGCTTGGCCAGGCTCAATCAGCACGGATCGGCATAGAACGTGAACAGCCGCTTTGACCCGCATTTCTGCCGATCGGTAAAATGGTCTTGTTCTTTCTCTAAAGTCACAAAGTACGTATGCTTTATTAAAGAGCGCAGCGTCTTTAATTCGGCAGAGCCGACAGCACTGCGTGACTCAAATATCATAATTCCGGAGAGTCGTCCTTGTGGGCGGCTCTCTTTTTATATGGAGGACATGTTATGACCAACCGAAAGAAGCGGAAACATCCGCCGCCGAAACCTCAACAACCGCGTAAATGTGCAGGCTGCGTATGGGGGAGATGGGAAGGCACAAAACAGTTTTGTGTGCTACCTCGTTGCGAGAAGGAAATTACTTCCTTATTGTCGAAGTAAGATAGCAAGGGAGGTGAATATGATGTTAAGGAAGTACATTGCGAGTAAGGATCCAACTTTTCAACAAAAAACTGTAGTAGACAGAAACAGTGAGGGGAATGCGCCTATCTGTTGTGAAACTGTCGCAAGCAAAATCGGACCAACCGATTACGATTATCTTTGTAAACAATGTGGAACTTTTTATATGGGTCCACTCTTTGGAAGCTAAAAGGCAAAGCAAACTAAGTTTCTTATTAAAATAAAAAGCATCCCATATATGGGATGCTTTTTATTTTACTTAAAGGAAATGATTTCCTGTTTGTCGAAATAAGATTGCAAGGGAGGTGAAGAATTGAGTTATCAACAAAAGGATTATTTCATCTATTCGAGAGACAACGAGTACTATCAAATCTTATCGATTATCGAGCATGGACTCGAAAAAGCTCATGCGAGTGGATCTTATCCGGTATGGGGAGAATCACTGGATAAATTGAAAAGTTTGCTTGAAGAGAATCAAGGCGAAAATATTACCCCGTGGGAATTCAACATGATAATCAAAGTTTTGCTTGATTATGTGCCAGAAAAGATTAGAGATTTGCCTGAAGAATAGATAAATAAAAAGCACCCGGATGGGTGCTTTTTATTTTGCCGAAAGGATGATGAAGATGTGGCCAGCCAAAGAACCGAAAACACTTCCCCTCCCTCCGAAGGCTTTTCGTATGCCTGAACGTAAGAGCTTTGGGCAATTCTGCAAAGAAGATATGGAAGATCTGATGGTACATGGATTCTCCCGTGAAGAATCAATCCAGTTGATGTGCGCTTTGATCCAACGGACGAGACAGGCAGATTTTGAATTCAACTACGGACTGCTGGAGGGGGAGTAGAAATGAACGATGAACGTGAGAAGATAGTCGTTATCCAAGAGCCAGCTCCGGTGCAGGAGATCATGTTCACCATAAGCCCAATGGGACCGAGCATGATCGAACGACTTAAACAGAATTGTGAACAGGCGAAGCTCCCCGAGATGCCCGAAGGCATGAGCGCCGCCTCGATCATTGCGATGGCTGCTGATAGCTGGAACCTTCCTCTGCCCTCTGCCTTCCATTCGCCGAGCGTTATGGATCAGCTTCAGCAACAGTTGGAGAAGGCGAGAGAAAATGGAGTGAAGATGATCCCGGTCACGTCCGCTCTGGGACCGAGCGAGCGCCTGATTGACCCCGGCTAGAGCTTCACGGGTCCTTCTGGAGCTTCAAAAAAGACTGCGGGTGCTGGCGAGCCCAAATTCCGTTCAGTTTTATTTTCAAAAAATCAGTTCCGATTCCGATTCCATCGAGCGTTGATGGATCGGTTTTTTATTTTCCTTTCAAATAAAGCAATCAAAATCCATAGGAGCACAAATCCATGATAAATCGGAAGTGAGGGAGCGATAATGGCCAAAAAGAAACCGGAAGCGGAGCCGCTGCACGAAAGGTCGGTGCTGACCAGCGAATTGGCGGCCATTGTCGGAAAAACACCGCGTTGGATCAATCAATTATCCCGGCAAAAGGTGTTGACGCAAGTCGGCCGCGGAAAGTATGTCCTGGGAGAATCAATCCAACAGTACATCGAGCACGCCGCTGGTGGCAGGGAAGAGGATAAGCAGCCGCGTCTGATCGACTATAAGACAGAACATGAACGTGTGAAGGCTGAGAAGGCGCAACTAGAACTGGCCAAAATGAAAGGAGAGCTTCACCTGGCGGCAGACATCGAGCTGTTGCTGAACGATCTGGTCGTCACGATCAAGGCGCGTATGCTGGCGATCCCGCAGCGGCTTGCTCCTGAGCTGGATCATGAACCAGCCGCGGTAATCGAAGAAGCGATTCGTCGAGAGATCCACGCCGCGCTGTCTGCTTTGGCGAAGTACACGCCCTCAATGGTCGCAGGCGAAATGAGTGGCGCCGATGATAGCTGATAAAACAATTCGACTGTTTCAAAGCACTACGGCGCAATTCGAGCCAAAGCGTCGCTTGACTGTTTCAGAGTGGGCGGATGCGAACCGGATTCTGACAACGGAGAGCAGTGCGGAGCCGGGGCCGTGGCGAACTGATCGCGCACCTTACCAGCGCGAGATCATGGACTCGATCGATCATCCAGATACCGAAGAAGTCGTAATCATGGCTTCAGCACAGGTCGGTAAGACAGAATTCCTTCTAAACGTGACAGGATCGTATATTGACCAAGATCCGTGCCCGATCATGCACATGCTGCCAAACGAGGATCTCATTGACTCCTACTCGAAAAAGCGTCTGACACCAATGATTGACGCGAGTCTGGCTTTATCGACGAAGATTGCTGGAAAGAAAAGCCGAGACAGCTCAAACACGATTGAAGAGAAAAGCTTTCCGGGCGGTTACGTGACGATCGTCGGCGCCAACTCGGCGGCGAACCTCTCTTCTCGCCCGATCCGTGTCGTGCTTTGCGACGAAGTGGACCGGTATCCGGTTTCCGCTGGTAGGGAAGGCGACCCGGTCGCCCTGGCCACGAAGCGAACGACCACGTTTCACAACCGTAAGCATCTGTACGTTTCGACTCCGATCGACAAGGACACGTCACGGATTTACCAGTTGTACGCGGACAGCACGATGGAACAATGGTGCCTGCCGTGCCCGCATTGCGGAGAGCTGCAGCCGCTGACCTTCTCGCCAGGCATTGTCTTTGAACATTACACGTCGGAGAGCGGAGAAATCGTCGTCACGAAGGCGGAGTACCGCTGCTCGCAGTGCGGTTTGCTTGGATCGGAGAAGGAATGGAAACGCGGAGTCGGTGCATGGGTAGCGCGGAAGCAGCATTCCCGGCGCCGTGGCTTCCATATCAATCAGCTTTCGAGTCCTTGGAGCAGTTGGGCGGGCGTCGCTCGTGAGTTCCTCGCGGCCAAGCGCGACGGGACAGATAAGCTAAAGGTCTTCATCAACACGGTTCTGGGCGAGCCGTGGGAGGATAAGACGGAGCGCTTGGACGAAGAAGGATTGATGAAGCGGCAGGAGACGTACGAATACGAGGTGCCGGAAGGCGTGAAGCTATTGACGGCTGCCGTCGATACCCAGGACGACCGGTTTGAAATCGAAGTCATCGGTTGGGGTGCCGGCAAAGAGTCTTGGCGGATCGAGTACCACCGGATTTATGGAGATCTTAATCAGGCTCAGGCTTGGAACGAACTAGATGAATATTTGAAACGAACATGGGGAGGTGCGGGCGGCCGAAGATTCCGGATCGTCGGCGCCTTTGTCGATTCCGGCGGTCACTTCACAGATGATGTGTACCGCTTCACGGCGGCGCGGGAAGCACGGCGTATCTTCGCAATCAAAGGTCAGGGCATCAGCGCGAAGACAGCCAAGTTTGTCCCGCTTATCGCTCGGCACAGTAAGACGCAGATCCACAATGCAACGCTGATTACGCTCGGAGTCGATGAAGGGAAAACGAAAGTCTCCGACGCGCTGAAGGTCGCGGAACCTGGCCCGCTTTACTGCCATTTCCCCTTGTCGGACAAGGGGTATTCTTACGAATATTTTCGCGGCCTGACGGCGGAAGTTCAAAAAACGAAAAGGCAAGAAGGCGTACAGTACAAAGTTTGGGTCAAGGTGCGTGATCGAAACGAGCCGTGGGATTTGGCGGTTTATAACCGGGCCGTGGTGGAGCTTTTGAGCCCGCCTTTAGATACGATGGACCCGATTTCTATAGCGCCCGAAGATCTGGACAAACCGCGGCCGAACCGGACAGCAACCGGTAAGCCGAAACGTCGGGGGAGCCGCGGCATCAATTGATGAAGGGAGGAAGAGGGATGGCAAGATACAGCGTTGAGCAGGCGCGCGAAATGCGGGACGCCTGGCTCGCAGCTGAAAAGGCAGTGACCACAGGGCAATCATACTCGATCGCCGGACGGTCGCTGACACGTGCGAGCATGGGCGACATCCGCACGCAGCTCGCGTACTGGAATAGGATGCTTGATGAAGCGCAACGGGCACTGCTCGGTAAACGATCGCCAGGTCGTCAGCGTCGCTACGTCCCTTACGACTGATGAGAATGGTGAAGCGAGCAGCGCAGGCGATTGCGCCTGGCATGATGGCTAAGCGAGAGCGTGCTCGTACGGAGATCGCCCGACAACAGGCCGTTCAGCGCGTCTTCAATCAAGGATACGGGAATCACGGGGCGTCCACTGGGCGTAAGTCGCTCAAAACGTTCTTGCCCGGAGCCGGAGATGCTCAGAAGGACATTGAAAAGAATTTGCCGCTGCTCCGGAGCAGGGCGCGTGACCTGTATATGGGTGGCGCTTTGCCAAACGGGGCATTGAAAGCCATGCGAACTAATGTAGTGGGTACTGGATTAAGGCTTAAACCCGCTTTCGATGCTGAACATCTTGGTCTATCACCAGAGGCCGCTACCGACTTGGCACGTCAGATTGAGCGGGAATGGTCATTGTGGGCGGAGAGCAAGGAATGTGACGCACTCGGTCTGCACAATTTCTATGAGCTGCAACAGCTGGCTTTCTTATCTCAACTCATGTCAGGTGATACATTTCCTCTCTTGGCGGATCTTCCGCGGGAACATGCAGTTTATGATCTGCGGATCAAAATCATCGAGGCTGACCGATGCAATACGCCAGCAATAGGCGTCAACGGAGTCAGCGAAGAACAGCGTAAGCGGATCAGCAGTGGCGTCGAGACGGACAAGGACGGAATGGTCGTAGCCTATTGGTTCAGTGACCGACATCCACAGTCTCCTATCGACATCCAGCCCATGAAATGGACACGGGTGCCCATTCGTGGAGAAAAGAGCGGACGGCGAAACGTCCTGCATATGATGGATGCCGAACGTCCAGAACAGCGCCGTGGCGTGCCGATCTTGGCGCCTGTCATTGAGGCCTTCAAGCAGCTCGAACGGTACATTGATGCAGAACTTACCGCCGCAGTCATTGCCGGGATGTTCACGGTCTTCGTCAAGATGGCCGACGAGGACACCACACCGGACGCGTTCGCGCTGCCGGATGAAGAGGATAACCCGTACGGTGAGCCGCTTCCGCGGGGAGATGACGAGATTGGATTAGGGAACGGGGCGGTCAATTTCCTCCGACCTGGCGAGGAAATCCAAATCGCCGACCCTAAGCGGCCGTTCGGTGGTTTCGATCCTTTCGTGATGGCGGTGCTTCGACAAGTGGGCGCGGCGCTAGAGCTTCCGTACGAGTTGCTGCTGAAGAACTTCACCAGCTCGTACTCGGCCAGTCGGGGCGCACTGCTTGAAGCCTGGAAGATGTTCCGTATGCGGCGTACATGGATGGCCGCGGATTTCTGCCAGCCTATTTACGAAGAATGGTTTGCCGAAGCCGCGATCAAAGGCCGGATCAATGTGCCCGGCCTTTTTGACGATCCGCAAATCTTCCGCGCATATACTCGCGCCGAATGGCATGGCCCATCTTACGGCATGCTTGACCCCGTGAAGGAAGTTAATGCAGCGATCCTACGCATGCAGTATGGCCTAAGCAATGGTCAGCGTGAAGCAGCGGAGATGACCGGTACCGAGTATGAGAGTAATATTCGTCAATTGGCTGCAGAGCAACGTATGCGTGATGCTCATGGGCTTGCTAAGCCAGAGCCGTTGATCTTGGATAGGGGGAACGAAGATCCAGAAGATGATTCTGACGATGAGGACTAGAAGGGAGGTGAGTAAGGAAGATGCCTAAAATTATGGTCAAGGGACCGATCATTGCGAATGACGACGCTTGGATTTATGACTGGTTTGAAATGGACTACACAACGCCGAAAAAGGTTGATGAACAGTTAGCTGCTGCCGGGGGAGCTGAAGTCGAAGTGGACATCAACTCGGGTGGTGGTTACGTAGACGAAGGTTCTGAAATCTATAGTGCATTGAAGTCCTATTCGGGACAGGTCATTGTGAATATCGTGGGTATTGCAGCAAGTGCAGCTTCTGTAATTGCGATGGCCGGGGACATTGTCCGGATTTCTCCAACCGCTCAAATCATGATTCATAATTCTGCGCTTATCGCCGCTGGAGATCATCGTGATATGACGCATGCATCTACACGGCTACAAAAGACAGATGTTTCAATTTCTAACGCTTATCGTTTGAAGACCGGAATGTCTGAAGAAGAGCTGCTTCAGTTAATGGCAGAGGAGACTTGGTTTACGGCGCAAGATGCACTGGAGAAAAAACTGGTAGACGAAATTTTACATGATCCGAATGGACAGCTCAAACCTGTTGCTAATCTTGAAGCTGCTCAGATGCTGCCTGCCGCTGTAGTGGCAAAGATGCGAAACGACAAGCAGATCAACGCCAGATCGCTGTCTACGGCAAAGACGCCGGAAAATACACCCGCAGCTCTAACTGCGAAAGGAGAGGAACCGAAGATTATGAACGAAGAACAACTGAAGGAAAAATTCCCTGATCTGTACAACCAGTTGCTAAACAAAGGGGCGACAGATGGAGCTGACAAAGAGCGTACGCGTATAGCGGCATTGAATGAGTTAGCCGATGCACCAGGAGCCTCGGAAATCGTGGCGGATGCGATCAAAAACGGCGAGACGCCCGAGGCGGCCGCCATGAAGATCGTCGCGGCATCGAAGCAGCGCACTGCCAATGTCGGCGCAGCACGTGCGGCGGACGGAAAAGCCAGCAATGCGGCAGACGTGCCGGCAGCAGAAGCTCCACTTGGCGAAAAGACGCAGGCAGATAAGGACGCCGAGGAGGAAGATGCTCGTGCTCAGGCAAATGCCAACTGGATCAATCAGAAACGAGGAGGTAGACGCTAATGGATAGACAGACATTTGAATATGACCGACTCTTCGGTGGATTCGTTCAGCCGGTGCCGTCAAAAGGGATTATCTTGACAGGCGGTGGTATTTACGTTCGCGGTCAAGTATTGGCTCTTGTTTCTGTAGAAAACTCCATCGAAACAATGACTGCGGTTGATTCGACAGCTGCTGGTACCCTGGCTAAGCCTTATGCAGTCTTGGGGGATGTCATTGTGGATACAACAGCCGGAGACGCGCCAGCCGCAGCATATTTTGCAGGTGAGTTTGCAGCTGACGGACTTGTTTTTAAAGGAACGGATACAGTTGATATGTTCGTCACGGCCATGCGTGAAAAAGGCATGATCGTCAAGACTACAATCTAAGGGGGACCAATAAGCATGGCATACGATCCGTTTGCAACACGAAAGCTTATCAAAACTCAACAGGCTATTCACCAGCCAAGGACTTTCTTACGAGATACATTCACTCGCATGGGAGAAGCCTTCGAGACAGAACTCATTGAGATCCATACCCGAAAAGGCCGGCGCGTCACTGCACCATACGTGAACGAGTTGCTTCCAGGAAAGGTTGTGCGGCGTTTGGGTTTCGTCAAGGATTACTACAAGCCGGCGCTTGTCAAACCGTTGCGCCCAACTACGACGATCGATATTGAAAAAGCTGGATTTGGAGAGAATGTGTACGGTGCAATTTCTCCAGCAGAGCGGGCAGAGCGCATTCTTACGGAAGATCAGGCGGATTTGGACGATTCGATCACACGTCTGGAAGAAAAGCAGATTTCGCAGCTGATCTACACTGGAAAGATCACACAAATCGGCGAAGGTGTAAAACAGGAACTCGACTTCAATTTCACCAATAAAGAAGTGCTGTCCAGTTCGGAGCGTTGGTCTTCTGCAGGTGTAAATCCCTTTAAGCAATTGGTCGCTCGTAAAGCGCTTGTACAGCAGAAGTCCGGCGTCAATGTAGCACGTGCCGTATTCGCGCAAGACGCGATGGATGCCTTCCTTTCAAACGAAATCGTCATGAATTACCTGAACAAGATCAACCTGACTGTCGGTAAAATCGACCCAGCAGACGAAATTGATGGAGCAACCTATGTTGGACGATTGAATTATCCAGGTTTAGGACTCGATCTTTGGGTCTATAACGAAATCATTGATGAAGATTGGAACGAGGACGGCACTCAAAAAGAAAATCCAGAGCCGTTCAAACTCGTTCCGGATGGTACGGTAGCGCTGCTTCCTTCAGGACAGCCTTTTTCACGCCACTATGGAGCCGTAAAAATCCTCAATCCAAATACGAAAAAATTTGAGGTGTATGCTCTGCCACGTGTACCTCGAATTTTTGTCAAAGAAGAACCGGATATGCGAGTTCTTCAACTGTTGTCCCGTCCGATCGTGGTACCGGATGATGTTGACGGCTGGTACGTACTCACGGTCCTGTAGAAAGGAGCCATTTGAGATGCCGATTAAGCTGAAGTGGGCTTATGAAGAGGACGGTGTACGACACGAAGCAGGAGAGACCGTTACGCTTTCGGCTGCTGAAGAAAAGTGGCTAATCGCTGGTCGCTACGCCGTTCGTGTTCAGGAAGCGCAGGAAGTTTTTGAAGAAGAGGCGCAGCCTGAGGGCCCGGAAGACTCGGAACCTGAAGCTTCCAAGAAAAAGGGGGCCAGCCGGAAAGGAGCTGCCGACAGTGAGGCTTAAAGACGCGATGACCGCGGACGTCCGAACTTTTCTGAATCCAGATGAGTTTTCCACAGATCACGAATGGGAAGGAAGGACGATCAGCATGGTTGTACAAGATGACATCGAAAATGGCAGCCCCCTTCCATACGCGGAGGGGGTTTCGCTTTACCGAAAAATCTGTCATATCGATGCTGTCGAACTCACTTATATTCCTCGTCGTGGCGACATTGTAAATTTTGACGGTGTCGAGCATGTGATTACGAGTTGCGAGCCAGCTGAGGGCCTATTAAAAATCGCTATTGAGGCGAATGTCTGATGAAGATCGACGGCATGCGCGAGGTCATCCGCGCGTTGAACACGATGGCCGGTAAGACAGACAAGGCGGCGGCTTCCGCACTTGGTCGTGTGGCCAAAGGCGTCTCGACGGAGGTCAGCCGGAAGGTCCGTGAGGAATATACGGTCAAAGCCGGAGAAGTGAAAGGAACGATTTCGATCCGGAATCGTGGAGCGAACGAAATCGACATCACGTCGAAAGGCGGCAGCCTATCCCTGCCGAAATTCAAGTTGACTCCGAAGACCCCCACGCCAGGTAGACGGTCGAAGCTCGTCAAGGCGGCTGTGCGGAAGGGGGGAGCCAAGCCGATCAAGTCCGGATTCGTTTCAGCAATGGGCAGCGGGCATGTCGGCGCGTTTACCCGGGTTAAAGGGCAATCTAACCCGCGGAAACGGAACGCCAAAGGCGATTATCCAGGCCTGCCGATCGAAGAGGGCTTTGGCCCGGCGGTTCCGGTTATGGCCAACAATCCAGATGTCGTCGAACATGTCGAAGACGAGGCGTACCGCCGTATGATGGATCGACTCGATCATGAAGTAAACCGCATATTGAGGTGAGATTATGACGGCAGTAATGCTGCTGCACGCGCTCAAACCGTTTATCCAGGAGGCTACCCGGAACGCTCAGCTTGGGCGGGATCAGGAGCCTCCTGATGTTTATCTAGGCCATTTGCCCAAGCAGCGAGTGCCCGGCGCACGGCTGACCGGCGGAGACCGGCCGACGCAGCGCGATGATGTGCCGCGTACACCGTATGTGCTGATCCAGCTCGCAGACGGCAAAGACAGCAATGGCGGCGGGACGGCGACCGTGCATTTGGTAGTTGGCACTTATGACGACGGAACGGATCAGCAGGGCTATCTCGATGTGCTCAACATTCTTGAGGACATCAAACAAGCGATCCTGCGGGCCGGGATCGTGGACATGAAATATGAAATCGAAGGCGAAATGAAATACATCATCTACGACAATGACGCTTGGCCGCATTGGTTCGGGATGCTGACAACGACCTGGGGATTTCCAGGGACTGAAAGAGAGGTGCCTTTGTTGTGAGTGAAAATTTGAAAGAAGAGACTATGGGTACAGCAAATGACGGCAAGGGTGGTAAGGCGGAGCAACGACGGCAAACCACGCCACCTGCTCCGACTGTTGAAAATAAAGAGCCCGAGCATCTGATCTACATCGGGCCGACGCTGACGGGCGGCCTAGAGGAGCATGCGCTGTTCATCGAGGGTATTCCGGTGCGGGTGGCCAAGCGATTCGAGGAGCTGCCGGAACTGAAGGAATTGTTTATCCCGGTCACGGACTTCCCGGCTGGTCGGATCGACATTCAGACGCCGGGCACGGAGTTTTACGCTGCGCTCCAATCACTTAAACAGAAAGGAGTCGTGTAATTGATGGCAGAAAGACACGGAATTTATGTCGAAGAAGTCCCATTTCAACCGTTGACCGAGGCCACGACAGACGTAACGATTCCGTTCGTGGTCGGTACCGCTCCTGTAAACTTGACGCAATTGTCAGGCTACCCGGTCAATGTACCGATCCTCGCCCGTACGTACGAAGAGGCAGTATCCGCACTCGGCTATTCGGACGACTGGGCGAATTTCACCTTGTCTGAGGTGATTTACGCTCACTTCCAGCTCTACCGGCAATCGCCGATCGTACTGGTGAACGTGCTTGACCCGGCTCGACATAAGACAGCAGTTACTGCCACATCGCTGCTGCTTGTCAAAGGCGTTGGTACGATCAATGCAGACGGCGTGCTGACATCGACGCTTGTGGTCACATCTTCGGACGGATCCAAGACGTACGTACTCGGTACGGATTACCGGCTGACGACAAACGCTGCTGGTCGGGTTGTCATCTCGCGGATTTCAACCGGCACTATTGGCGCGAGCGACACGGTGCGCGTCGCGTACGACAAGCTGGACGGATCGGCAGTGACTTCGGCCGACATCATCGGCGGCACGGATGCAGCAACCGGAAAAGTGTCCGGACTCGAGCTGCTCAAGCAGGTGTACCCTCGTTTCCAGGTCGTACCGAGCCTTGTTTTGGCGCCTGGATTTTCGGACGACCCGGTCGTCGCCGCCGTGCTCAACGCCAAGGCAGAAAAAATCTCTGGCAACTTCAAAGCAATCGCGCTGACTGATCTTCCAGCAGACGAAAAATATCTCGATTTGTCCGGCTGGAAGGAAGACAACAACTATGACTTCCAATCCGAAATCAATAGTTGGCCGCTGGTCACATATCAAGGCAAGACGTATCGCTATTCAACGCATCTGGCCGCGCTGATCTGCCGGACGGATGCGGATAGCAGCGGCGTGCCGTATCGGTCTCCGTCCAGCAAAGAGTTGCTGGTCGACGGTACGGTGATGGCAGACGGGACAGAGGTTGCGCTGACGATCGACGAAGCAAACGTCCTGAACGGAGATGGCATCGTAACGGCGCTCAATTTCGGTGGTTGGAAGGCATGGGGTAACCGGACGGCTATATATCCGGAAAAGACGGATCCGCAGTCCTCGTTTATTCCGGTCCGGCGAATGTTCAACTGGGTCAACAATGCGCTTATACTCCGCTTTGCAAATGATGTGGATGAGCCAACAGACCGTCGCTTGATTGATTCGGTCATCGACGAAGCAAACGTCTGGCTCAACGGCCTGACGTCGAGTGGCTATATCCTCGGCGGACGTGTTGAATTCCTTGCATCGGATAACCCAGACGTTAACCTAGTCAACGGGAAAATGCTGTTCCGGCTGTACCTGACGCCTCCATCTCCAGCACAGGAAATCTCTTACCTCGTCGCTTACGATCCGCAATATCTCGCCGTACTCACTGCGGCGTAAAGAAAGGGGGAAAACACGTGGAAAAAGTCATTCGTGACAAAACGGTCAATTACACGGCGTATGAAGGCGGCAGTAACTTCCTCGGAACTACTACCGTGGATCTGCCGGAATTTTCGTTCCTCTCCGACTCGATCAAGGGCGCCGGCATGTTGGGGGAGACCGAGCTGCCGGCATTCGGGCAGTTCAGCTCAATGACGGTAACGCTGAATTGGAGTACGATTGAGCCTGCAGCCATCACGCTAATGGAGTCGGGGCGGAAAATGATTACGCTCCGCAGCGCGCAACAGGCTCTCGATAAGACGAGCGGAACGCAACGTTTTGAGGCCGTAAAGATCGTGCTGGGTGGAACCGTTAAAACTCAGAGTCTCGGCAGCTTGGAGGTTGGCGCTGCGACGGGTGGCAGTACAGAGATGGAACTTACCTACGTTAAAATGAGCGTGGGTGGTAAGGATCTGATCGAAATCGATAAGTACAATATGATTTACAAAATCAACGGTAAAGACCAGCTCGCCGATCTGCGCAAAGCGCTCGGCGAATAGAATAGAAATGGAGGAAATGAGAAGATGAGCGGAAAAGATCAACAGAATAAACCAGAAGAAGTAAAGGACGAGCGGGTATTTGCCCTGTCTCGTCCTTTTGAATTTGAAGGCGAAATCTACACGGAGTTGCTGCTCGATTTCGACAAGCTTTCCGGCAATGACTTGAATGATGCCATCCGGGAAATGAAGGCAACGGGCTACCTGAGTGCACAAGATGTTATCCCGCTGATGGAAATGCATAAACCTTATCAAGCCTTCGTTGCAGCCAAGGCAGCGGGAGTATTCCCAGGGCTGATCTTCGCCTTGCCAGCGAAAGATTTCAGCAAAATTACGACCCGCGCAATGGTTTTTTTGAACGTGTAGGATTCGGAAAACAAGTGAATCCCGTGGCGGCGATCCGAGAGATTGCCGTCATTTTTTCTATCCAAACAAAGACACCTGTCTCATATTGGCTGGAAATGCCGCTGATCGAGCTTGGAGAGTGGAGCGTGTCAATCATCAACGTCCTGGAACGGATGTATCCGAAATCGAAAGGGGATAAAGGCTGATGGCAAGCGGGAAAGAATACAAAATTGCGTTTAAGCTCGCGGCGGACCTAGAATCCTCTTTCGGGACGACACTTTCGCGGGCGGAGACAGACTTAAAGAAGCTGGAGCGCCAAATCCGAGACTTCGACGGCCTGCGGATCAGCGGCAGCGTATTGACAAATCTGCAGACGGAGACAGCTAAATTAGAGCGCGACATGCGCCAAATCAGCCGGATCGCAGGTCCAAGCGGATACTTTACGGACATGAAAAATGATGTCCGAACAGTTCTTCCAGACCTGCGTGACGTGCAAAGAGTGCTCGAAGCGATCTCGCGCGTTCGTATGCCTGGCAATATGTTCGGTGGAGACATGGAGCGTTACCTGCGCGAAACGCGGCAGCTCCGTGATGAACTGGAGCGTATCCAGAATAGCGGTGGCCCTCCCCCAGGTCCTGGCGGTGGTGGCGGAGGCGGTGGAGATCCTTCCGGCGGAGGAATCCTGGCGCTTGGTGGCCCCGCTCTTATGGCTGGAGCAGCTGTAGTTGGTGCTGGGATCGGCATCGGCAAGGTATCTGAAGACTATCAAAAGGCAATGAACCAGATTCAGGCGTCCACTCTATCAACGGCCGACGAAATGGTTGAAATGCGATCTGTCGCAAAAGATGTCTATTCGTCCAACATCGGCGAGGGCTGGGAACAGATTTCGCAGGTCATGGGTCAGGCCAAACAAGTAACGGGCCAGGTTGGGGAAGAACTTGGGCAGACCACCAAAAACGCAATTTCCCTGCAGGACACCTTCGAGAACCTAGACATTGAGAGTTCGCTGAAGACGGCTACCACTCTATCGAAGCAGTTCGGTATAGACACAAACGAAGCGTTCAATTTGTTCGCTCAGGGGGCCGCTCAGGGCCTCGATTATTCAGGCGAAATGCTCGACTCGGCGAATGAGTACGCCGTTTACTTTAAGACGCTAGGTCTAAGTGCTGAAGATATGTTCAACGTCTTCAAATCTGGTAAGGAATCGGGCGCCTTTAATCTCGACAAGGTTGGCGATGCGGTGAAAGAATTTGGTATTCGCATCAAGGACGGCTCAAAGACTACTGAGGACGCTATGGGTGCTCTCTTCGCGCCTCCTGAAACGAGTAGCTTTATTGCAGCCTTGCAAAAAGGCGGCAAAAAATCGAAAGAATATGCGGATTTAATTAAAGTCATGGGCGATGCCGATGTCGCGGGGGAATTGCTCAAAAAACTTCAAAAAGGCGGGGTGACGGGAGACAAAGCCATCACTGCGATCACAAATGAGCTTTCTGGCGGGAAGATCATGCTGGAAGGTATCGCGGATGGGTCACTCAAAGGCACAGAGGCCATGAGTCAGATCATAGAAAAACTCATGGAGATGGATGATAAATCCCTACAAGCGCAATACGGCGTTGCTCTCTTCGGTACTCAATGGGAGGACATGGAGGCTTCAACGATCGCGGCGCTGACGAATGTTGAAAACACCTTCGATCAGACGAAGGATTCGATGGGCGAGATCACCAAGATCAAGTACAACACGATTGGACAGGCTTTCCGAGGTATCGGCCGACAGATTCAAACAAGTTTCGTGCTTCCGCTGGTAGACGCTGCTCTCCCAGCACTTTCTGCATTCTCGAATTGGTTTGCTACAGTGATACCGAAGGTGAAAAGCTTCTTTTCCACCTTCACTGGGAGCACTAATTTCGATAAGATTCAGGATATTTTCAAAGAGTTCAGCCTCGGTAACTTTGGAGAATCAGTTCAAGACAGTATTCATTCAGTTTTGACGAGTTTTGGGATCGGGTCGGAAGCTGCTTCGCAGTTCAGCAGCATGTTCGCTAAGACGTTCGCGGCCGTGCAAAATGGCTTCAATAGCTTCCGCGCATGGATTGGCCCGATCATGGCTCAGGTCGGAACTGTTGTTTGGAATACGATCACGTCGCTGGCATCTGGATTTGGAAAAATCATTTCCGCAATCGCTCCGGTCGTAGCGTATGTGTCAGGTAAAGTCGGTCCGATCATCGCCCAAGTATTCGGGTTTATTGGCACAAGCGTTATTCCGGCTTTTATTTCGGCTTGGGGCATCATCGGGCCGAAGATTGGAGAAGTCGTCGGACTCGTCGGGCCGCTGATGACGGCTCTTTTTAATGCGATCAAACCTACAATCGACGGTATCGTCGCAGCGTTTCAATTCGCCTGGCCATTCATTCAAACAATTGTGATGACCGCGATTGACATCATCAAAGGCGTGATTGGCGGACTCTTAGATGTTCTAGGCGGCGTCATTACATTCGTGACCGGGGTCTTTGCGGGCGATTGGTCGCAGGCTTGGAACGGAATCGTCCAGATATTCAGCGGTGTCTGGGACACGATCAAGAGTATCGCGGTTGGTGCAATCAACGGCGTCATCCAAATCATTAATAATGGTATTGCCAAGATCAACGGCCTGAGTTTTGACATGCCGGAACTTCTAGGCGGTGGCCATGTCGGAGTGAATATCCCAACCATCCCGACGATCGATAGTGGTGGAGGTCGTTCCTCGGGCGGATCAAGCTGGGGTAAGAGCACTGGCAAGCAGCAGAGTCAAGGCAGGATGCAGGCGTTCGCGCGCGGCGGTATCGCGGACCAGGCATCGATTTTTGGCGAGGCCGGTCCGGAGATGGCCATTCCGCTTAACAACAGCCCGCGCTCACACTCGCTGCTTGAGCAAACGAATCGAATGATGGGGCACGATACGGGCGGCGGTCAGGCAGTTACGATCGAGTACAGCCCGCAGATCATCATTCAGGGGAACGCGGACGCAGCGGTAATCAAACAAGCGCAGGACGATGGCTACAATGAATTCAAGCAACATATGGATCGCTACTTTAAACAGCAAAGGAGAGTGTCGTTCGGATGACGTATCGCACTGTTCAGGGCGACACTTGGGATCTGATTTCCTATAAGGTTTACGAGACGGAGGATCACATGCCGCTGCTGATGGATGCCAACACAGAGCATGCGCGTACTGTCGTATTCCCGGCTAATGTGGTGCTTCAGGTGCCCGCTAAACCAGCAGAGTCGTTTGCCGATTTGCCGCCGTGGAAGCAGGTAGAGCTATGATCGAGGCACGACATGCGTCAGCTCTTATCAAATACAATGGCAAGGACGTAACGACTGATCTTGCTGCTGATCTACTTGACTTTTCATACACGGATGCCGCGCCGGGTGAGGCAGATGATCTCAGCATCACGTTACAGGACCGCTTGCGCCGCTGGTCTGGACCGTGGACGCCAAACAAAGGTGATACGATTGTCGCGGAGATCCTTCCCCGTAACTGGGATAAGCCGGGTGATAAGCTGCGACTGCCGTGCGGATCTTTTTCGGTGGATTCACTGGAGCTTAGCGGCCCGCCGGATACAGTGGCCATCAAGGCGGCATCGATCCCCGGCGATGTGCCTGGACGAACGGAGAAGCGGACGAAAGCATGGGAAAAAGCAACGCTCAAGTCGATCGCAACCGAGATCGCCAAGCGCTGCAAGCTCAAGCTGCTATACACGGCTGACACCAACCCGGCCTACGACCGACAGGATCAGACCGATCAGACCGACACGGCATTTTTGGCGCAGTTGGCGAAGGACGAAGGGATCGCACTCAAGGTGAGTGGCGGCCAACTCGTCCTTTTTGACGAGGCGGATTTTGAAAAGCGGAAAGAGGTTGCGACGCTGAAGCGCGGTGAAAGCAACATCCTCAGCTACAAATTTTCGGATGATACGGCGTTCGTCGCTTATTCATCCGCGACGGTCTCGTACACGCCTCCTAAGCCTGAAAAGGCTAAGGCAGCCGACAAGGCGCGAAAGGACGCCAAAAAGACAGGGGGCGGTACATCGCCGTCCCCTTCGCCGAAGACACTCACTGCACACTCCGCGCCAGCCAAAGGCGCAAAAGAGGCGGCAAACAAGGCAGCAACGGAAAAGCCGGCGATCGTCGTGAAGTATACGGCTCCCGGGGCGCCGAAGGGCGGTCCGGTCCTCAAGATCAACCAGAGCGTCAGCAGTCAGGCGGAGGCTCAACGTGTGGCCCGTAATGCGCTGCGCGAGAACAATAAGCAGGCTGGCCAAGCCAGCTTTGAACTGATGGGAAACGTTCGACTGGTGTCGGGTGTGACAATCATTGTTAAAGGGTTTGGGCGATTTGATGGCAAGTACATCGTCGTTTCGGCGACACACTCGGTCGGCGGCAGTGGCTACACAACGTCGATCACGATCAGAAAAGTATTGGGGTGGTAACGGTGACAGCGAAATTGATTCGAGTTGGCCAAGTGTCCGCAGTTGATCCGGAGGCAGGCGCGGCGAGGGTGACGTTTCCAGATCTCGACGAAGTCGTCTCCGGCTGGCTGCCAGTGATTGGCTACGGCCGCACATGGGCACGCACTTATGCTCTTCCTGCAGCTGGCGATATGGTGGCCGTAATCTTTCTTTCAGCGGGTGTGCAGGATGGCTTCGTCCTCGGCAATTATCAGGTGCTTGACGAGGACGTCGATGTGACGGACGACCAGTTCGGCGTCTGGTTTGAGGACGGAAGCCGCGTCTATTATGACCGTGCCGCTGGCGAGCTTGTTGTTGAATCTACAGGGTCAATACGGGCGGTGGCAACGGATGTTAGGGTGACCGCAACCGGCACAGCCAAACTCGCCGCGCCTACGATCATCCTGGACGCGCAGACCGTCCGAGTAACTGGCAATCTGGCGGCAGCCGGCACCGTCACGGGGTCGAATCTATGAGCGGTAAGATCGGTAGCCTGGGCGACGTCGTATTTACGGTCAGCAGCAAATTGATCCGGACGTTTGATGAACTCAGCCGCTCGGCGTCGCCGCGTTGGGCGAACCACGACATCCATTTGCAAAAGCCAAAGTCGGAGTATCTGGGTCCGGGGCTGGACACCATCTCGTTCCAGGTCCGTTTTGACGCGCGGCTTGGTGTCGATCCTCGGAAGGAAGCCGATCGGATGATTAATCTGGCGCAGAAGGGGAAGCCTGTCGCGTTTGCGATCGGCGGCAAAAAGCTGGGCACATATCTTTGGAAGTTGACCAGTGTCGAGCAAGGATGGACCCGGATCGACAACAAGGGGAACGCGCTCGTGATCGAGGTGAGCATCAGTCTGGAGGAATACGCAAAATGAGCACATATACAACGCGAATGTTCGCAGGTACCGCAATCAATTTCGCTCCGGCCAGCGAAGCTGAAGAAATCTCGCAGAACATCTGCATGATCCTGGGCACGGTCAAGGGCGAGGCGCCGTTCGCACGCGGCTTTGGTGTCGATGCTTCAGCGCAGGATGAGCCGGACTTGGTTGCTCAAGCGCGATTTACTGGCGCCGCAATCGAAGCAATTGCTGAGTATGAGCCACGGGCGGCCGTAGACTCGATCATATTTGAGCAGACCGACATGGAGCGTGCAGACGGACAGTTCGTAGCCGTTGTCCGCTGGCGTCGTGCTGAGGAAGGAGAGGACAATGACGAATTTGCTTGATTTGCCGGACATCACTTTTTATCAGCCTGAAGTCAAGGCGTTGACGGACGAACTGATCGCTGAGGTCGAACGTCTTGAGGAGCGAACGTTGTATCCAGGAGACCCGATCCGGCTGCTGCTCCAGGGCGTGGCCATGAAGCTGGTACAGCAGCAGGTGCTTATCAACCAAACGGCTAAGGCAACGCTGCTGCGTTATGCGCCACTCGACGTGCTACGTCATATGGGCGCTCCGTTCGGTGTTGAACAATTGCCAGCGGAACCCGCGGTTGCGACGATTCGCTTCACGCTTTCGATTCCGATTTCCTCGGCTACAATCATTCCAGCGGGTATCCGTATAGGGCCTGAGGGCGGCGGAGGCGAGTTGTATTTCAGCACAACGGATATTCTGCAAATTCCTGCAGGCTCACAATCAGGCACCGTGTCGGCGGAGTGCTCAATACCAGGTACGGAAGGGAACGGATTTCTTCCTGGCCAGCTCAACGTGCTGATCGATCCGCTGCCGTTCGTCAGCTCGGTGGGCAACGTGACGGAGTCCGCTGGCGGCGCAGCGGCGGAGAGCGTGGATAGCCTGCGCGAGCGAATCCGTCAGGCTCCCGAGAGCTTCAGCACTGCAGGGCCGTCTGGAGCCTACGAGTTTTGGGCAAAGAGTGCATACGCAGCAATCATTGACGTCAAATCGGTTTCGCCCGCACCGATGGAGGTGCTCGTTGTGCCTCTCCTAAACGGCGGCGTGCTACCGTCACAGGACGCACTCGATGCCGTCGCGCATAAGCTCAATGACAAGACGATCCGCCCGCAGACGGACAAAGTAACGGTCGCTGCTCCGTCTCCGATCGAGTACGACATCAACCTGACCTATTACATTCTGCGTTCGCGTGCGGCCGAATCTGCGGCCATCCAAGCTGCGGTTAACCAGGCGGTTGAAGACTACCAGCTTTGGCAGCGAATCGCGCTCGGACGTGATATTGACCCATCCGAGCTTATTTTCCGTGTGCGCGATGCTGGCGCTATAGCGATCGCTGTTACCAGCCCGGCACAGACGCCTGTGGCCGATACGGAAGTCGCACAGGATCGGACCGTGAACGTGACGTTTGGAGGGCTGCGTGATGGCTGACATCAATGATTCGACGCTGCTATCGACACTCCCGCAGGTGCTTCGCCGTGACGACACGGCTGCTGCGGTAGCGCAATCGATCGACGCTGCTATGCAGCGAATCGGCGGTACGCTAGATCGGATTAACCTCATCAGCCGTCCGGACACTTGGACAGATGAGGAAACAAACGAGTTGGCTTGGCAATATCACGTTGACTTCTATGATCCAATGCTGCCGCTGGAGCAGCGCCGAGAGCTTGTTCAAAACTCGATCCGCTGGCATCGCCATAAAGGTACGGACTCAGCGGTCGAGGAGCTTATCACCACGCTTTTCGGCAGCGGGAGGGTTGATAATTGGTACGTGTATGGAGGAGATCCTGGATACTTTCAGGTCGTGACGGACAATCCGGACGTGACTACAGACCGTGCGACCGAATTCATCCAAGCGCTGAATTCGGTCAAACGGCTTTCAGCCTGGCTGGACAGCGTGGTTTTGGAGCAAACGGAGACGATGCCAATCTATTACGGGTTTCCAATGCACGTTGGCGAGACTATGCAGATATAAGGAGGGGCACATGGGAGCCTTTGGAGGATTCACTTTAACTAATAAGGGCCGTAACCTGCAAGCTAAGGCGCAGGCAGGGGCGGTTCTTAATTACACACGTGCAGCTATTGGTGACGGTACGCTCACGGGACAGTCCATGGTGACACTGACAGCGCTCATAAGTCCGAGGAAGACTTTACCGATCACGAAGCTGCGCATGGTCCCCCCCGACCGAGTAGCAGTCGGGACAGTTATCAGTAACCAGGATATTTCGACTGGCTTTTATTTCCGCGAGATCGGAATCTTCGCGCAAGATCCGGATGAAGGAGAGATCCTCTATTCGTATGCCAATTCCGGAGCAAATGCCGAATATCTACCACCAGCAGGCGGATCAGACATCATCGAAAAATCTGTCGATATGATCGTTCTTGTTGGCCAAGCTTCGCAGGTTACAGCAACGATCGACAGTTCACTTGTTTTTCCAACGTTTGCCGAAATGGAGGACGCGATTGAAGAAGCCATTGCAAACGTCAAAATCCCGCTGGTAGACAGCAACACCAGCAACAGTAAGACTTCCGCTCCGACCGCAGACGCGCTACGCCGAACGGTCGAATCGACGGCTGAGGCACTGGCGCTGAAACAAAACATCCTCCGGCTGCCTGACAACTATCTGGCAGCTTCCGTCCTGGTCAATGCTGCCCCAGACGCGCAGGGGCGTGCTTACCCAGATGGCGTGAGCATGTTTAAGGTGAGTGGCAGTGCAGGTGGCTGGCCGTCGGCGTATGGATACGTCTTGACTTTTCGGGCAGGGAGTGGAGGTTATCAGATTTTCTATGAGATGTACACTGGAGCCACGCAGACGGACAAAACGGCTCGGCAGTGGACACGGAGCAAGCGCGACAGCAACGCGTTTTGGCAGGACTGGGCAAAAGGATTGACCGAAGCGGATTTGGACGACACCACAAACAGCACCAGCAAGACGAAAGCACCAACAGCAGACGCACTACGCAGGGCGTATGAGCTTGCAGCCTCGAAAATGGATGCCAATCGCCAGTCTAATCTGGTGCCGAACGGGTCGGGTCTTTTGGGTTTGGTGGGGTGGGGCAGCTCAGACGTTTGGGCTACATCCAGGAGCGCCGGTGATGGCGTTGGCGAATTTGCATACGGTGGAGCCGGTGGTGGGGTCTATCGCATCCTCCAATCCGACCCTATCGTTGTTTATGCAGGCGCTCAGTATAATGCTTCCGTTGCCTTCTATTTAGATTCGTCGCAGGCGAATGACGCTTCCTACATTGAGGTCGTTAGAGGTGACACTGGGGCGATTATTGGATCTGTAGGGGCGCGTTCAGGCGATCAGTGGGTAAGAAGAGGTTTTGACTTCACCGTTCCCGCAGGCTGTACATTGATTCGCGTTCGCCTTATTGTGCAGGCGAACGCAACAGCATCTTACAAGGGCTTTAGACAGGTGCAAATCACCTTGGGTAGCGGGATCAAAGCTTGGAACGATGATGCTGATTTGTACCTCTCACGGACTTGGCAGAGATATAAACTGACTGAGGACAGCGGACTCTCGCAGAACATCAGCAATGGCACTTTGAATGACAAGAAAACGAAGGGATTCTTCGCGGGATCGAACGTAACAGGCGCACCAGACACGGGATTCTGGTTCTTCGAGGTGCAACCGTACTTTACAGGTGACTATGTGGTGCAGATTGCCAGGAACTTGTTCTCTGACACCTATCGTCAGCGGCGCTTCGCGGATGGATCATGGAAGCCATGGACCGATGACCTTTTTCAGTCTGTCGTTAGCGGCAAAAACGACGTTAAACAAGCCGGTATTTTAAAAGGCGGTACGTTTAATCAAGCTGGGAGTGTACCCACGTTTGCGGAGTTGGTTTCGGGTGTAAACAGCATCGTCCTTGGATACAAGGCTGCGCCTGGCGAAACTCTTCTCTACAATTTCGGCTACTCCGGATCGCATAAAAGCCCAACATACACCCGGCAGCTCTTAATGCGGACAAACGTCCCCGGCACGTTCCGGCTCCGCTACACCCTTGTTAACGACGGCAGCGGAATCGGCTTCGCGCGAATCTATAAAAACGGCGTGGCCTATGGGTTGGAAAGGACCGTAAACCCAGGCAGTCCGAACAGTGTGACGTTTGTAGAGGACCTTTATTTCAGTGCCGGAGATACGATTGAGTTTTGGACCAGAGCGCAAACGACGGATTCCAACTATGTCAGGCTGGACGACGTCAGAGCGCTTGCGGCCAGCCCTATTTTCACGACATAAGGAGGCAATTATGCGAATTGTTGCTTACGACGGAACGAAGGATGAAGAGGAACGGATCGTAGCGGAGCAGTTAGAAGCCGGATATTACCTGGTGGAGATACAAAATATTATAGAAGGCGACTATCTGGGATTTGCAGAATCCCCCCTCCAGCCCACTGATCCAGAAGATTCAGAATTGCAGAAGGTACGAGCCACGGTTGTCGAATTAGAGCAACGAACGAAGCTGCTGGAGTATGCAGCACAGACAACGGGCGAAACACTCGACGTTCATGAGGGTGCAATCTTCGACGTGACTAAGTTGGCGCTCGGTGGATCACCTGAAGACTTATGATTGTACGAATACTGCTCTGGCTGCTCCTGAAGCTTATGAAGGGAGGTGAGGTGAATATGCTGATTGTAATGCTTGCAGGCCGCATCGTACGCGGTGCAACTCCATTCTCTGAGATTCCTGATCCAATCAAACCGAAAGTTTATGATGAGTTGAAAGCAAACGGAGTCGAATTCCTGGCTGGCGACTATAAGCCTGCCGAGTAAACCGCATCCTCGTGGATCGCGGTTATTTTTATGCCCTCGGAGCAATCCGGGGGCTCATTTTATGTGACGGGAGATAGAGAGGATGGGGGAACAAATAATCAAGGGGGCGGCTGCGGCCGTCGGGGCCGTGGTCGGCTACCTATTTGGAGGACTGTCTATGCTGATTAATTTACTACTGCTCCTCGTAGCTGTTGACTGGGCGACAGGTTGGGCGGCTGCGTGGATGCGCGGAGAGCTGAAAAGCCGAGTCGGATTCAACGGCATTATTCGCAAAGTGGCCATCTTCGCTGTAGTGGCGATCGCACATCTAATCGACGGCGTGCTTGGAGATCTGCACATGTTCCGCGATGCGGTGATCTTCTTCTACCTTGCCAATGAGTTGCTGTCCGTTGTCGAGAACCTGGGCAAAATGGGAGTGCCCATGCCGCCGATTATTCGGGACGCAGTGCACATTTTCGAGTCGAAAACGAAGGTGGAGCCAAACCCGATGCTGATCCCTGAGGCTCAGCCCGAGATCATTAAGCAGGAGATCGCTGCTGAAGAAGCTGCCGCAGATCCGGAAGACAATAAGACGGCCTGATAGCCGGAGAGGATGAATCGCATTGAATCTGAGTAAATATAATATTGAGCGCCGCTACATCGTCAAGCGCTCCAATACACGGCCCGGCCTTCGGTTAACTACCGGAGTGCCGGCTTTTTTCGTCGCTCATGATACAGGAAACCCTGGAGCGAGTGCCGAAGCACATTTTAGGTACTTCAATAATCTTCAAGGTCGTTCGGCTTCTGCCCATACCTTTATCGATGACAAGCAGATCCTGGAGATTATCCCAACTGGCACTGGGGATGAGCCAGGAGAAAAGGCTTGGCACGTGCTCTACAACGTGAAGACTGACAACGAGCGTTTTGGTTACAACGCCAATGATGCAGCGATTGGCGTCGAGCTTTGCTACGGCGGCGGGATCGACTTCGAGCAGGCGTACCGTCGCTTCGTCTGGTATTTGGCGTTTTGCTGCACCAAGTTCGGTAAGAACCCGCGCCTGTTCATCCCGAGCCATAAGCAGTTGGACCCGGCGCGAAAGATCGACTGCGACCAGGCGCTCAAGGCCGGTGGAAAGACACTCAAGGATTTGATTGCGGACGTCGTCTCCGAGATGGCCGTCAGCGCAGCGCCTACGCCAGTCGTACCTGATTTCGCTACGCTGCCTGTAGCGGTGGCGACGGAATTGATCGACAAATATGTGCGCCCAGCTTGGGCGGCAGCGGGACAGCAGCCAGAAGCTGATCATTTCCACCGGCTCGCCACAAACCTGCGATCGGCGGCTGGCGTAGACGATGCTCTACACGCTCTTGCCGCGCCCGTTAAGCTGCATAAGAGCAATGTCCAAGAGGTCGTTTTCCGCTGGTTGTCGCCGGCATGGTACGTCGCACGCGACGCTGGAGATCCGGAACGGGCAAGGCACTATAATGCTCTGGCAAATTGGATTCGGGCAGCGGCCGGACTGCCATCAGCTTAATCTGATTTGGTCGTTTGTTTATGATTAATATATTCCAGTTTAGGTCGGTAAAGTGCTGTTTCAGATAAATATCTGAGACAGCACTTTTTATATGTAAAAAGCACTAAAACACACTATCCAAAATGGAGAAAATAGGATAAAATACAAAAAGATAAGATTCAATGAGACTTATCTCCTAAGAGCCTAGATGCAGACTCAATACAAACTCCTTATAATTTTATAGAACTTCTCAGCTGAATACAGTTGAGTGAGGCTTTTGATAAAGTCGTATTTTTGCTACATTTAGTATAGAGGAGAGACCCTTTTGATAATCAATGAGCTTGAATTTTTAAATGCTGTACCTGCGGACCGATTGAGACACACAGTAGAAAAGGAAGAACTTGAATGTGGAAAGTTAAAATCCGCAGAAATGTTCGAAGAGCTACTTCGTGTGAAGCCAACGCTAACAGAAGACTTATTTTTACAATATAAATATGCTGGGAAAACTGCTGTTAATATCTTTGAAAATACGGATTTTCCAGAGGCCCTTAACGATAAGTCGGATTTTCTGCTACATATAAAACGCAAGCTTGTTCTTGGAACCGCTATTGTAGGAAGACAATTCAGACCAGAGATCACCGATAGTCCTCAGTTGAATTTTATTGATGATTTAGGAGATGCGCTTTTGTTGCAGTGGGTATCTGGAGAAAAGAAATTGGCGTGGGATGGTTATGAGACAATAGAGCGTATGCATCCTAATTTCGAGTATATGATGATTAGGTTTGGCAGTCCAACATTCGTTGAGCTCCGTTGTGGTTACTCAATGCATAAAAAATACAAAAATTCGCTTGAAGAACTTCTTTCTGTTTCGGCAGATGAGTCTGTATCTTTAAATTGGTTGCCAGTAACAAAAGTTACAGAAAAAGAAGCAGAGGAGATTTCTAATCGCTTAAATGCAGGCTTGATTGAATCTGAAGTTACCGGCGATGGTTGTATTGGTCGTTTATCCTTATGTGCTGCTCCTGGAATCGATGATTTGAAAAAAGAAAATCAATATAATGAAATGGTGGCAGGCAGGCAGTATCTCGCACAAGTTTTTACCATTAATTATAGAGAAGAAGATACTGGATATTCAACGTTAGTGAAATTTAAAATCAATCACAAGGGTGGATTTGAATTTAAAAGCAAAGTTAGTGAACGCATAATTAGAAATATTCTTGACGTTTTTATTGATGTACGATATGGTGGAAATTCGGTATCTTCTACTATAATGACAGAAGTAGAAACTGGGGAAGAAGCAGTTTCGTAATGGAAGGAGTGACAAAATGAGCATTAGAGCAGGGGCTGTTGACCAAGTGTTAGAACGCTTAGCTTTGGAAAATAAAAGTCGTTTTAATGCTTATTTTGTCGCTCATGCTTCAGGGCAATCAGATATAGATTTAGTAAATGATTATTTGCTCATGAAAGCAAAATTCGGAGCTCTCGAAATGAAAGTAGAAAGTATTTGCCCTAATAACCACATCGATCAGACATTTAAAAACAATATTCTCCCGACACATGAAATCCAATGTAGGTTCTGTATCGACGGCGACAACGAAGGTTTTTATATGCCAGATCCGGAAAATACAAATGTAGTTTTTTCGTTTACATCTGATTATTTAGAAGATTTAAAAAAAAAACATCAAAAGAGATTGATAGCAATTTGAGTTTTGAAGTAAATATTAACGCTGCGGAAAACTACTCTTTTGCTAGAATGATGGCTAATAGTCAAGTGTTTTTTAATATTGTAGGAGGTAATTTCCATATGGAAAATCATGATCATTCTAGAAGCATGAAAGATATTAATTTTTCAGGAGCAACTTTCGGGGATAACGTTAACTTTCAAGGAGACCATAACACACAATCGGTGCAAGGAAAAGTGATTGATGAATCACTGGAAAAAGTGTTAAATTCTTTGATTACTGAAATAAAAGGAAGCATTGCCGATCCAGATGATCAACAGGATTGTATTGATGAGGTTAATAAAATAAAAAAAGCTGTATCTGAAGGTAATAAGGAACGTGCAGCGAAAATCTATGCTAGACTTTCAGAAGGTGTTAAAGTGCTTGCTTCCGCAGGTTCTTTGGCAAAAATTTTAGGAATCATTTAACTCGAAAATTTAGGGGATTGTCAAAAAAGCTAGGGCATATCTGCCCTAGCTTTTTCATTTTACATCGACCTGGCTGTGCTAATCATCGTGTCCGCGCTCTCGCTCATCGGCTAAGGATTCAAGCAGACCCGAAAGTGTCTGAACTGGTCGATCCTCTGAATAATCTTATTGCCGGGCGTCGTCTTCGGTCTGATGGTCGTCGGCGTTACTGTGACCGGTGTAATCCAGGGCCTCATTGCGGTTGCACTCGCTGTCCTTGGCCAGCAGTTCGTGAAGCAAACAAAAACCGGCATGGACAAACAAATCCCTCCAATTAAGGCGGGATTTGTTTGTCGTCTAATATCCAGCATTATTCAAGGCATCATAAGCTCGTTGAATATAGAATCCGTACCTTTTCTTAGCATCCAATCCAGCGTAAGCATGAAGATTGAAAGCTTCAGAACTGTTTTTTAAATACATACTAAAATTGTATCTTGTTCCGGTTGTGTAATAGGCGGCAAGATATTGATTAGCGGCTGCATACCTATTTATGGCTTTAAGATAATCACTTAAGATTTTTGAGGCTGTTGCATCGTTAATGTAGCTTAATTCAGCGGCCAACTCGTTTCGTTTTTCGGATATCGAATTTAGTCTGCTTTTCAAACCGATCTGAACCGTGTTCATACGTTTAATTGTCATTTCATCAGAAGCCAGCGAAATTCCATTCCCAAAATTATCAAGAAGGTCTTCAAGTGCTTCGAGTTGGTGAAAATAGTCTGCATAAACGATGTCGCTATTCGCTTGCGATAAACTCTGCTTAGAAGCAGCTTCAGCCGCAGTAGGGAAGTCATCATAATACGAATCAGCTTTTACAGCGCTAACGTTTCCAGGCAAGGCCAACGCTCCAGTCAGCGTGATCGAAAATACTCCTAGCATAAACTTCTTCAAAACATCACCCTCCGTATTTTTATATCTCCAACATACCAGATTTCCCCAGTAAGGCCTAGACGCTTGTTTGTTCGCTTGATACGATATGAGCAACCGAAAGAATCGGCTCTGCCTGGATAGCCAGTACAGAGCCAATTTCCGTTATAAGGAGGCTCATCATGAATACATATAAAGAGCTGACCAGCAACGAAGAATTTTTCGCTGCGGCTTTGCTGCAGGTAGAAATTTTGGTCGTTGATGCTATTGAAAAGCTGATTGTTTCTTGCGACAGTACAGTTGAAAAATACACTGATTTTAGCGTTCGTATCGGCGGTGTTTACTACCAGCGCGACACTCACCTTTTCAAAGTCTCCACATAAAAAAGGCCCGCTCAGGAGAGATCCTGTAGCGGACTTTTTTTAATTGATAAGATGAAACTGCATCTCGACAATGACCTTTTCTAAACTAATTCTTTCATGTTCGCAAAAACGTCGAAGATCGAACCAAACATTCCAATTGCCATATAATTTCGGAAGATACGTTGCATATCCACCAGCTTCAGGATCTTCTTCTGGTTCAGTCAATAATCCGTATTTGATTAGCATCGTCAGATGATTTCTAAGTTCTTGATGACTCAAGGCCATGACTCGACGCAACTCTTCAGTAGTGAGTCCAATTCCCCATGTTAATTTTTCAGAACGTCTAATTGCAACTTTGAAAACAATGCGTGTATCTGGTGGCAATAAGCGCAGTTTATCTACTAGCTCGTTTAGATCAGTATTAATGCTAGCCTGTTCCTCCTCATTTAAGTTGTCTCCAACAAATAGAGAAAAATTTCTGGCAGAATCGATGTAAGTGAATTCTTGTAACTGAGTAAGATCCCCTAAAGATGCTTCCATTTTTCTTACAAGATCAGAGAACTTGCTCTCATGCTCCTTCTTCATTTCTTTTAAGAGTTCTACTGTGTATAATACAGTGTTATTAGTTTCTACATGATGGTCATAACACATTAACATTAAGTTAGAGAAGTCTGCTCTTTCGTCGTTAGTTTGGTTAGGGTTGAAACGTTCGCCACCAGGCTCTGCCCCTTCAATATGGCAAACCTGTCCTACAAAGTCTCCATTCTCATTAACCATCATCCTATTACAGCCACGAAAAGCACACTGGTTTCCAGATTTCATATAAAGCTCTCTTAGTACTTTTGTTGACGGGCTTTTACGTTTGGGTATTTCCATGTCTTCTCCTTTATAAGAGCCTGCCGAAAGCTGCACGGGCCTTTTTCTTATTTCATTTTGGCGAGCGCCTTATCCATCTGTTCTTCATTTGATTTGACCGAATCACTCTCTGGAGTTTCGGCTCCGCGGTAAACGTATTGCGTATTCTGCAAGAAGTCAAAAGCAAAATCTCCGATTGGCATACCCTCTGATCGATCTTCTACCAGCGATGCTTTAAAGATATTCATTAGCGGATACAGATCATCATGAGTGGTGCTCAGATACCGACCAGATTTATACTCGGCTATAATATCTTCGCGGAACTCTTTCTCTTCATCGACACCGATCGTAACCTTGTTTTTGAGTAATGCCGCAGCATCCGCTTTTTCCGTTGCAGAACTGTCCGAGCTGGCGATCTTCTCGATCTCTGCCTGCCAGTCAGACGTTATAGCATCAGCGTCGGCCGATTCTTCTGCGGGAACAGAGGGCTTAGCAATCGGTTTCTTGGCAGACGCTTCCTCAGCCGGCTTTTCTGGAGCTGGTTCAGCTACAGATTCTTCTCCTGGGGTCGCATCTGCCTTCTCTTCGGGTATGCCGCCTTTCTCATCTTTGGGCTGAGTTGCTGCCTGTTTAGTCGGTGCTGGTGCAGCCTCATCTTTTTTCTCATCAAGCGCACCACCGATCCCGCCGACTATAATGATCGCCAGCAGCCAAAACCACCATTTCTTATAGATCGGTTTCCCATCATTTCCCTTCAAATTTGTTCCCCCTAATTTCAATATATTTACCAGAATAAGTTTATCAGAAAGCGAGCTTTTATGCTATTAAGATTCGTGATAGAATCCGAATGAAGGGTAGGATTTCTTTAAACCAAAACTGCGAACAAATTTGCTAACGCAAATGCTAACGAACTATGTAGTATAGGAAAAACCATAAATCGCATTTATATAGAAGAAACGCGGAATTCTGAACAGGACAATATAGAATAAAAGCCTTCCTCTAGCTCAGTTGGTTAGAGCTACCGGCTCATAACCGGTTGGTCACAGGTTCGAGTCCTGTAGGGCCCATTATGGCAAAAACCCTTACGTAGTAAGGGTTTTTTTGCGTTTACAGAGTGTTTTTAGAGAAGGTAAAAGGCTCGGTGAACGAGGCGGAAAATGGAGGATGGTCACATTTTGGTCACGGCGACTTTTCGGAGTCGTTTTTTTTGTTTGGCGTCGAGCATTTTCGCTTCAAGCAGGTCGATTGCCCCGCGCTGCATGTCCGGAAGCAAATGTGAGTAGCGGTCGAGGTAGATCTGCACGCTGCTGTGTCCCAGACGTTCTGCACCAATCTTCGGGTTGATTCCGTTCTTCAGCAGCATGGAAGCGTGAGAGTGGCGTAAGTCGTGGAACCGGATTTTCGGCAGCGCAGCCTTCTCCGTAAGATGAGCGAAAGAGCCGGTGATTCGGCGCGGTTACCTGGATGCCGCTTTGAGAATAGAAAAATTCGAGGATCAGGTCGGCTAAATGTTGCCTATTTTTTGCCTGCTTGTTTGATAACATTGAAAAAAGGATGGTGTATGTATGTCTAAAAAAACTCAATATGACCACTACTTAAAAGCATCTACTTACTTACGTGAGAGATATAATATTTTTGGAATAGGGTCAGTTTCTATAGGCAAAATTGGATCGATCCAAAAGGATCTTATTAAATATCATTCGCTCGATGGTTTGAAGTCAATACGCATTAGCATTACTGCCCAACTTGAACAGTATAAACAAGCCAATATATTGATGCCTATTCTTGTCTTTATCTTTACTGTCGTTTTCACCTTAAGGTACTATTCATATACCGCTAGAAGAGAATATGAAAAAATGCTTGATGAAATGAGTGGCATGGATGAAAGTGATACACAATTCGAAGCAGTAAATGCTATAGATAATTTTTTGTTTACTAATAATATTCTCTTGTTTGTAATTGTCATTCTTATGATAGGAGGATTTTTGCTATATTTCCAACGCTATGCTTGGATATCTTTAATGAAAAGCATTGTAGATGACGCACTTGCAGAAAGAGAAAAGAAGGACAAAGAGAATGAGAAAAAGGTTGGAGCTTTGTTCATTGCCTGATTTTTGAACGCTTACTGGTCGTTTACTCGACTTTTGAGGTGTTATATTTATATTGTGGAAATGGGCGAGAATAAAAGAAACGCACAGCTGCATTGGCAGCATCCGACTAGGGCGTTCCTCTTCTCGCCTTTTTTTCTATCGAGTAAATACGTAGGTTACCAAGCCTAGAAATAAAGCGACGCTGCCGAACCTCATGGCAACGGATTTTGTAATATCCAACAATAGCGGCACTCCTTTCGATTGTTCTATCTCCAGAATAATCGCTTGGTTGAATCGAAGCAAATTTGTCCGCGCTCGTCGATCGAAAGGCAGAGAGCAGCAGATGCCGGCAATGCCAACGGTCGATTTACAGTGCGGACATTCATTATTGAAATACCGAGGAAATAGCAGATCCGCTAGGCTTAACTGGCACAGATTGAAACATATTATCAGCGGCTGCTTTGACTCGTATTTTCGCCGATCGGTAAAATGGTCTTGTTCTTCCTCTCAAGTCACAAAATACGTATGCTTTTAGTAAAGAGCGCAGCGTTTTTACTTCGGCCCCAAACCGACATTCTTTTGCGTAAGACAGGAATTAAGCATATACCGCCGAATTATTATGGCGGGAGGTGTCACATGAACATTATTGGAGAAGAAGTAGGAAAAGACATGAGCGCGATGGCATGGACGGTTATAGAAGCGTTAGGACTATATTTGATCCTTCCTATGATCGTCGCCGCGATCCTTCTTCGAGTGCTGCGTGTAAGAGGAGAAATCCATAAGTTCCTTGTAAGCGCCGTAGGATTAGCAGGATTGTACTTTTTCTTTACTCAAGGCATCGATTCTTTCGGTGCCGTAATGCAAGAACGCATGTCAAAATAACAAATATATCAAAGGAGTCGTCCCTGTGGGCGGCTCTTTTTTATATGGAGGATACACTATGACCAGACGAAAGAAACGAAAGCATCCGCCGCCAGAACGACGGCAGCCCAGTAAATGCAAAGTTGCGTATGGGGACGTTGGCAAGGATCAGCACAGTTCTGTAGCACACCCTTTTGCAAAAAGTAGTTGACTTTTTAAGCTGAAATGGTTTCTCTCCTTATGTAAACCAAAAAAGGAGTGAGCCACATGTATTCATCAGAGAACAGACTTATAGTAGAAGACGTTACAGTAGAAGGAGGAAGAAGAGCATTTCGCGCAAGAGGCGTAGACCCTGTTACGAATAAAAAATTTGACGGGATCGTATACATGGATGAAGGATTTTCCAGAAGCGATCTTTTCAAAAAAGGTAATGGAACAAGAGTTTCGCCTCTCTGCGAGCAATGGATCAACGTTGTTGTACAGCGCGAATATACAGCGGGCAATTCACGGTTGTAAAACAAGATTATTGCTCAGACACCAAGAAGAGAGCAGGGCGAGAAAGAGCCCTGATATCTCTTCTTAGTGTTTTATGATTTGAAAACCAACTTAACTCAAATGAGATGGAAAATATGCGAATCGATACCGTCCCTATTCCTAATTTGTGAGCGAATGATTGGAACCCGAACGAGATGGGCGAACATCGATACCAGGCTTTGATCGAGAGCATCCGTAAGCACGGATTACTTCAGCCGATTCTGCTCCGTTCGGATATGACAATCATAAAGGGGTAGAAGCGCTGGAGAGCTGCTTAGACGGCTGGACCGGCCGAGATTACTTGCTGCGTCAACGTGGAAATGAGCAAGGAAGAAGCGAAGTTGCTTACGGTCAGCCTGAGCAACCTGCGTGGCCGCACAAATGAGGAACTGCTGTCCTCGCTGCTGGAAGAACTTTCGACCAGTTTCACACTTGAAGAGATCGCGTCAGAAGCAGGTTTTTTCCAGATGAATTGGAGGGTTTGCTGAATGGCCTGGTCGAGAAGGAGCGCAGCGTGCTTTCTGAGTTGAAAACGGTAAAGGGTGCCGCCCCAATCCATGATGAGAAGACTGGACTGACATATAACGTACTATTTAAACGCGATGAGCTTGTCGAATCTCGAATCGAAGGGGAGGAGTTCCGGAAGATCGACGATATCATTACGCTGGAAGAGGCATTAACCCGGGTTCAGGAGAAGAAGCTGAAGGCAATCGAGCTGAAGAATCGAATTATTAACGAAGAGAAGAAGGTATGCATCGAGAAACTGAGGCTAGAAGTGAAAGGGCTGCGGGGTCAGGAAGACCAGGAGTTGCTAGATGACGGGTTCCTAGATGTGCTCCAAGGCAAGGTAAGTGAGGTTTGGGTTGGTTATGGTGAAGACAAAGAGACTTAGGGCTGCCTTCAAATGGAAGTAGTTTTCCGATAAGCAGCTTCAGGTTCTTACATGGTAGAGGGACGAAACCCGACTGCCGATCTGCGACGGAGCGATTCGTTCTGGCAAAACAGCATCCATGTCATTTTCTTTTGTCGCCTGGGCTACGGAAAAGTTCAACGGAGTCAACTTCGGCATGGCTGGCAAGACCATTGGATCGCTGCGGCGGAACGTGATTGGTCCACTCAAGCAGATGCTCTATTCTCGCGGATATATTGTCGTCGAGCATCGGACGGAAAACTATCTGACGATCCGGCGCGGGCTGCACAGTAATGACTTCTACCTGTTCGGTGGCTTGATCGAAATACTGGTTCAACTGCAATCCAGCGGGGCCGTACCGTTGTCTCAAGACAGAGTGGCTGGGTGTGAATCTTGCGACCACTCAGCGGGAGCTTATTGATCGCTTCGCGCAGGATGGTTATGCATGGGTAGAGTCGAACTTTGAGGGTACCGGACGGGGATAGTTTGAGAGGGCTTGTAAGTGGCTTTCAAACAAGATTGTCTCTATCGGAGTAGAGATTCCGCCCGAAGAGCTTGAGGCGGCCGTGCAGAAGGCGTGGGAAGAATAAAACGCGAGTCAAACCGGCACCGGACCGATCACGGTCAACGTAAGTGGGCCGCCCGGTCCGGAACAAACCGAAGAGATCGCATAGCGGATTAAATCTGGATTTTAGGCGTCTTTGGAAAAGTCCGTACAAAGCACTGTTGGTCCAAAAAGCTAAATATATAACAAAAATGATTGAAATAGCCTCACTGTGATTCCGAAGTGAGAATATTTTCCCTTGAAAAGGATGGAATTAAAACATTCATAAAATAACTACATAGACATTTAAACCTTGCTAGCTTACTATATAGTTATTCATCTTTTATAGGAGGTTTTGTAATGAAAAGAAAAATCGGGGTTTTGCTATCAATTTGTATTTGTTTAATTCTTGTTATTCCGCAACAAATTCAAGCAGCGAGTGTAATAGGTGACATTCTCACAAAACCAGAAGCAGGATGGCAGCGGATCGATGATAAGAACGAAAATATATCGTACATAGGTAGTGGTTGGAGTATCCTTGACAGAAGTGCTTATTATAATGGTTCCAGACATAATTCTTCAAACAAGCAGATCGATGATAAAGTGATTATTAAATTCAAAGGAACAAAATTTAGAATCATCAGTTCTGCATTCCCGGAATACACAGACAATTTAACCGTAACTATTGACGGTATATCGGAGAAATATTCACAAAAAGCTCCAAGTGATCGTAACCAAACTTTAACTTACGAAAAATTAGGCTTAGAAGATAAGATGCATGTCGTTGAAATTAATAAAAATGCAAAAGGTAGTTATGCCGTTGATCTTACACTCGATGCAATCGACATAGATGATACGGGGGTTTTTCTAGATCCGAACACTCCGGTTCCGACACCAACACCAGATCCGACACCAACACCAACACCAACACCAACACCAACACCAACACCAACACCAACACCAACACCAACACCAAATCCAACACCGACACCAACACCAGATCCAACACCAACGCCGCAAGGTAATTATGCAGTTCTTGTTGTAACGATGATTAATGGTGTGGAAAAAGAATACGATCTTTCTATAGCTGAAGTAAATGCATTCACTACTTGGTACGATAAGAAAGATGCTGGAACGGGACCTTCACGCTTTGTAATAGACAAGCATTCCAATAATAAAGGACCTTTCAGCAAGCGCACAGATTCGATTATTTTCAAAAATATTCTTACATTTGAAGTAAGTGAATACACGCTGAATTAGGGTTTGCCTTGTTGAAAGTTTGCAAGTTATAATATGAGCAACCGAAAGCATCGCTCTCCGCCGAAAACATCAGCGATCTCATTTTCTTCTATATGTAAGTCTTTGAGATTTGGTCACAAAAATGGTCACGAACTTATGAGATCACATAAAAACAGATGGGTCGGATTCCTTTATAAATCAAGGCTTCCCGGACACAATGAACTCAAACAATATCTTTCCCCTAAATCAGTTGGTTAGAGCTACCGACTCATAACCGGTTGGTCACAGGTTCGAGTCCCGTAGGGCCCATTATGGCGAAGAATCCCCTTACTCTGTTACGGAGTAAGGGGATTCTTGCGTTTGTAGGGTATAATTTCTGCTCGTGGTCGAGGTACTGTGGGTTCGAGTATCTTGCTAACGATTTTGCTAACGCCAGCATTTTTGTTTAAAGGGATTTCGCTAACTTCCAAAGTGCGTTTGGATGGAAAGAGTATACTAAAGACTTGTTAGCTGACACATACCCTACGATTTGATCGTCATAAATCAGAATAGGCGGGGTAAGAGTGTACTTATTCCAAGCACTTGTAATCGAATAGTCGCTCCCGAACAATCCATATTGATTCCAGATGCTATTTACACCGTATTTGTTTCCGTATAATCCGTATTTATTAAACACGGAATCAGGGTCATAAGTGTTCGTGGATAAAGTCCCTAGAAAAGTACGTCCATCATAGGAATATATTTCGATGTCTGCCGGATTGATGTGTGCAGTCTCTTTGTTTTTTGTCGTAGCTGCTTGTGCTTGCGAGGTTAAAGAAATCATTCCAATAAGCATGAAAAAAAACATGAGAATAGAAATTTTATTTTTCAC